AAGCGGGTGACCGACAACGGGCATCGGGCCCTGTCCGTGGAAGAAATGGGGCCAGGCGCAATCCGGCCTCTCGTCGTGAACGCCCGCGTGTGCTCCACACAGAACCTTTTCGGCAGGCTCGTCGGCGTGGATCTCGTACAGCTTGATAGCGGGCCCGCGCCACGTGAGCAGGTAGTTACCTGCACGCTCCCACAGCTCGCCCAGAAACACGGGCAGCGTGGTATAGACGTGTGAGCCCGCAGACGCGCCGCCGTCCAGCGTGGCGAGGTATGCGACCGTGGCCGCAACGCTCTTGCTGGTGGGCGCGCCCGGCGCGTACAGGAGATCTTTCGCCTCTTGCGCCGCACTGCCCGGGTCATCCGGGCTGACCTTGACCACTAGCCGGAATCGTTCCATTCCCCTCATCTCTCCTCTCTCGCGTGCCGTTCTAGGCACACTCCGCAACGCGCGGGTTTCCCCGCGCGCCACGGGCAGTGTCTAGCTACAGGTGGTGCCGTCCTGGTCGGCCGCGAACACCGTATTACCCTGTACCGTCACGCGCAGTGGCACGCATTCGGCGGGGAACACGTCACGGTCCGGTGTATCCAGATCGACTGAGACGCACAGGATTCCATCCTCGTTCACGTAGGTGAACACCAGCACGCCGGCAACCTCGATAGCCGGCCGCTCGTCGTCAGTCGTTTCCGGATGGAACTTCGCCGCGCGATTCACGCTGTTCTGGGCGGCAGTCCTCATGGTCGTTTCTCCTCTCGCGCTGCCCCTAGCGGGCAACGGGGTGCGCGAGACATGCTCGCGCACCCCGCAACGCGCTAGGTCCGGTCTAGTTCTCCTCATACCAGCCGTACTCGTGCTCGCTGGGGAGGTCCTCACAGGACCCGTAGCCGCTTCCGTCGCCGTCGTCGCCGCCCAGCTTGGTGCCGTCCTCGCCATATACGACATAAGACCAGTCTTTGCCGCCCGTCCACTGATCGCGCGGGGGCAGCGGGAAATCGCGCCGGCTTACGGTCTCGTGCGCCTTTGCCGGCGAATCCGCCTGAACCGGCACCGTGACCGTGATTGTGTGGCTGACTTCCACGTCGTATTTCGGCATAGCCCGTCTCTCCTCTCGTCAGTGTTCCTAGGGGTCTAGGCACACTCCGCAGTCACCCGGCATCCATCGCCGGGTGGCCACGGGCAGTGTCTAGCTAAAGCTGGTCGGGCCCGTCGTGCTCGGCCCACCATTCCGCGCTCTCGAAGTAGAACGAAAGATCTTTCCACCCGAACAGGTAGCCGGGCGGGGCGCAGTGCCCATTGAGCCAGTACTCAGCCTCGATCGCGTACTTCTCGCACAGCGCGCACGACTCGTCCTCGGTCAGCGCCGGGCCCGTGCCCACGGCACGCCCGGCCAGTGCCAGCGCGGCGGGATTGACCCACCCGCGGGCGCAGGCCAGCAGCACCATCTGGCCGCAGTTGGCCGGCACTCCGAACGCCGCCTCCGATACCCAGCGCCCGGCCTCGGCCGGCATGGCCCTTACGGGATCCCGGTCGCCGGCCTCGGCCTGGCGGCCGTGGGCGCTCCGGGCGAACGCATCGAACGCGGTCACGATGGCATCTGTGACCGCGCGCGAGCCGGGGGCATCGGGACTGCGATACCACGTCTCCGGATCGGCCTGGTACACGCCCAGCGCGCCTTTCAGGGCGCGCGCCTCGGGTGTGTCCACGCCCCACCATGCGAGGGCCTGCATCAGCTCCTCAGCGCGCAGGGCCAGCTCGCTAGCCGCGTCCGCCCGCTGCCGGCCGGCCGCGTGCTGCCACGCCCGGGTAGCGTCGCGGACTTCCATCATCTCTGACAGCATCCATCTCTCCTCTCGTCTGCCCTAGCGGGCAGCGCAGCCCCCGGGCACCTGCCCGGGGGTCACGCTGTGCGTTAGGTGCCCGTTCGCCGGTCAAGGTCGCCCAGAATCACGACGTACTTGCGGCCGTCGCGCCCCTCGGCGCTGTCCTCGTTCCATTGCAGGACCAGCCGGCCCGGGTCGTCCGGGCCGGTGTCTCCGTCCTCGTCGGCGTGGACCTGGCATGCGTCGCGCGCCTTGGGCTCGGTGCTGAAAACCCCTACCAGGTCCGTTTTCTGGCTGTGCCCGTCGATCGGGTCGCACAGGGCGGTGTAAATGTCCATGCGTCTCTTACCTCTCCTCTCGCCAGTGTGCGATCTAGGCACACTCCGCGCCATCCGGGAATCGCCCCGGGTGACACGGGCAGTGTCTAGCCCCTTAGTCTCTCTCGGTCGCGGCTATGGCCGCGTTGACCTGCTCGCGCAGCGCCGGAAGTTCCTTGTGCATGCGTGAGCGCAGTTCGGACAGCAGGTCCGGCACTGGGTACTCGGAAACGATCTTGTCCGTATCGACGGTCCACGCCTCGTGCATGCCGCCCTGGAACGGCTCTGTCTCGGCCGGACAGGAGCCGTACTCGACTGACCACAGGGACTCTTGCAAGTCCCCGGTGTCGGAGCGCACGACGACGCCGATAAACGACCACTCGTCACGCTGCCATGCCGCGATGTCCGAGGGCGAGTAGCACTCGGCGTCGTCGGTCGTCGAGTCCTCGTCTGGCCACAGCTCCACCGTGAAGCCAAGCCCCTTGTCCTCGATATGACGGGTCTCAAATGGCCTGCTCATTCTGCCTCTCCTCTCGTTCCGATCTGCCCTAGGCGGGCAACGCGGGCCCCGGGTGAACCGGGGACCACGCAACGCGCCTAGGCCGGCGTGCGGGTGACCTCGAAACTGCCGATGGTCACGCCGTTGCCGTCGCGGACAGTGCCGGATGTCTGACCGTCCTCCGCCTTGTCAGCGACTTGCCGGAGGTAAGCGGGAACGGCCATGTCCGTGCCCATCTCCTCCGCCTCGGCGTTGTCGAGCGAAAAGGACACCGTGAATCCCACGTATTCCATATCTCTCCTCTCTTAGTACCTCTGCCCTAGCGGGCAACACGGTCCCCGGTCGCCTAGGGGCCATGCAACGCGCTAGGACGCGGCCACGGTCACCCGGGCCGGGTCAATCACCTCGGTAATACAGCTGGGCGGCAAGCGCCAGTAGCGCCGGCCCGGGTCGCCTCCGAGCATGGTCACGTTCACCGTGTCGTACTTGTCCGCGAACACCACGAACAGCGCGGCGGGGTCACTGATCCCGCGCACGCGGCCCGGCTTGATGCGCACGAGCGCGCCCGTGCGGAGTCCTTCCGGGCGCTCGGGTGCCGCGATGCCCACGGGGCCCGCCTCCCGGGCCTCGCTGGCCGGCAGCGCCATGGCGTGCGGCAGCTTCAGCCCGCGCCCGCCTTCCTTCGGGTCGGCCGCGTACGTGGTCGGGTTGACCTTCCGGACAATCCACACGCCGGGGTACTTCGGGTCGTCGACCGCGATTTCGTCGCCGGTCCTGAACTGCGCCATCGTGATCTCTCCTCTCATTGCCCTAGCGGGCAGCGCCACCCCCGGGCTTGCGCCCGGGGATCACGCAACGCGCTAGGCGCTCTTGGTTGCGGCTATGGCAGCGTCGATCTCGGCGCGCATGGCGGGCAGGTCGCGCCGCATCTTGCGCTTGACCGCGCTCAGCATGTCGGGCACGGGATACTCGGTAACCATCCTGTCCATACTGACGGTCCATCCGTCGCCGGTCCCGAACGCGCACGCGCCGAGGTCGTCATAGATCCCGCCGACGTCCGAACGGACCTCCACCGTTACGAAAGTCCATTCATCACGCTTCCATGCAGCGATGTCGGCTTCCGAATAGGCGTCGGAATCGGTGATATCCACGTCCGGATCCCGGTAGAGCGAGATAGTGAAGCCCAGACCGCCGGATTCCACATGACGTGTCTCTATTGGTGAGTCCATCGTGATCTCTCCTCTCGGTTAGGTGCCCTAGCGGGCAACGCGCGCCCCGGATGTGTCGTCCAGGCCGCACGCAACGCGCTAGCGCTTGTCATTCCGGCAGGTCACGGTGGCATACCGCCCAGCCGGTCGCCTCTCCGGAATCGTCTAGCGTCTCGACGGACACCGCGACCCACAGCCCGGGGGTCGCCCGGATGTGGCCGGCCAGCGCGCCGCCGATGGACTCGGAGGCGTGCATGATCGGACCCGGGTAGCGATCCTGACCGGAGTAGCCCGTCAGGACTTCCCAGCCCTGCCGGCTAAGGGATTCCTGCCATTCCGTCTCGTCGGGCAGCCCGATCTGACCGTCATCGTCGGTATCGATCACCGATTCCGGGGCGTAGATGCCCGCCGGCCCGTCACTGACGGTGCCATCGGGGCTGACCTGTATCACGTGGTCAAATTCCATGATGTCGTTAAGGCTGTCACTCATGGTTACAGTCTCTCCTCTCTCGTGCCCTAGCGGGCAACGCGCCGCGCGGGAAGATCCCGCGCCGCACGCAACGCGCTAGCGCCGGTCGGCCGTGCGCTCCTCGTAGTGAGCAGTGCGGGCGACAGCGTCACCTGTCCCGGCCGGAATGGTGTTCGGGCCCTCGTATCCGTTCGGGCATGGGCCGCCCAGCGGGTAACCGCATGCTCCGCATGCGTCCCCGCACTGGCCCGGGTCGTACCCGCTGGCCGTGCTGCATCCGTCGTGCGCCATGCTGCCGAATATGACCTTCGGGAAGTAACCGGAGTCGAATGAGTATTCATCGGCGCGGTTAACGCCGAGGATGCGTGCCAGTTCATCTAGGACATCTTCCGCACCCGGCGCGAACCTGTCAGCACGTCGCTCGCCTAGTGTCCAGAGACGCTCTAGCGTCATCTGGCGCATGTCGTCGGGGCAGTACTGGTCAGCGCTGAACGTGTAGCCGGTGATCTCGCTCATGTATCTCTCCTCTCATCTGCCCTAGGCGGGCAACGGCGCGCACGGGTGATCCCGTGCGCGCCGCAACGCGCCTAGTGCTGGTACCTCCTCCGCAGTGCGCGCTCTGCCCAGCTAAGGACAAGAGCGGCGATCAGGTTATGCAGGTGCCACCCGGGGCCGTGCAACTTACCGCGCCTTACGGTGCCCGCGGTGGCGCCCGTGCCCGCCGCGCCAGGCGGCGCTGGTGACCATGCGGCCAGCGCGCGGCGCGGCGCGCGGCACGGGGGGTAAATCCCGTGCCGCCCGCAACAGGTCAGGTCAAGGGGGGTCAGTCATGCCCCGCCGGCAGCTGCCTGCCGGCCATCCTCGTATGCCTCGCACATCCGGTAGCGCGCCGGATGGTTGTCCTCAGTGGTCGGGCCGGTTTCGTTCAGCGCGTCCATGAGCTGCGCGGAGTCTTCGTCTTGCATGTCCAGATGGACGCCGGCCCCGTAGTGAACCGCGCCTAGCCGGCGCGCCCGGGTGACCTGCTCCTCAGTGGTCAGCGGTTCCGCATTAGTGCTGAGGTAGCCGTCTTCCGTGTGGCAGACGTGCATTCCGGTAGCGGAGTGCACGTAGCACGGGCTTGCACCGTCATGGCGATGGCCGTCGTCGTGAATCGCGCCATCGCCGTGCTTGCACTGCATAGTTTTCTCTCCTCTCGCCTGCCCTAGCGGGCAGCACGGCTCCCGGGGGGACCGGGAGTCATGCAACGCGCTAGCGCTCACTCTGCCGGCTGGCAGTCGGTTTCCGTGCACGAGACGATCTGCCACGCGGTCGGTATGGTGTGCGACGTGCCATCGTCGGTGTAGGCCAGGAAGTCCTGACCGGGGGTCGCATTCCGTACGGCGGTCAGCGCGTCTGTAAGCGAGTTATAGAGCGCCTGAGTCCGGTCGTCTTCATCGGAATCTGTTTCCGGGGCGTAATCCAGCGAATCGCGCTCACGCTCTATGTCGTGGTCGAGCGAACCGCGCGCGTCTTCCCAGTCCATCGCGGGAATCTCATCCTGCTCTGACAGATAGCCCGCCACATTGCTGTAAGCGTGCCAGTGAGCATCGGTCATGTTTGCTTCTCTCCTCTCGCGTGCCTGTCTGGGCACACTCCGCGACCCCCGGGGCCAGCTACAGTGAGCTCCCTGGGGATCACGGGCAGTGTCCAGCTGCGGTCTAGCCGCACATCACCTGCCAGTGCGAGCGCTGGCCGGGAGCATGTCCCCGTTCGCGCTGGCAGTGAGCTGCGCGGTAGGTCCGGCCGTCAATCGTGATGGTCTGGCCGTGCACGATTGCCCCCATGAGCGAGTGCAGCCGGCTGGCCGTGCACGGCACGGGCGAGGGGTAGTAGCCCGTGCCGATGCACCCGGCCCCGATGCCCCCGGGCACCCGGGAGACGGCCGGCGGACTGCCGGTCAGCGCCGCCCACGCGAACGCGCCGGCAATGACCAGCGCGACGATAGCAAAGGATGTGCCGACGATTCGTGCCATCGTGTTCTCTCCTCTCGTTTGCCCTAGCGGGCAACACGGTTACCGGCTGGCCGGTAGCCATGCAACGCGCTAGGAACTTACGGGCGCGGCCATGCGGCCGGCGCGAATCCCCGCCCGGACATCCATCCGTCAAGCGCCTCGAATGCGCCGGCCAGATCGGAAGCCGCATCCTCGGCGTTAACCCGGTGCTGATCGGACGCCGGCGACGTCTGGTCTTCTTCCCGTTCCTGCGCATCCTGAGCGAACCGGTAGCGGGTCAGGGCGTCGCGAGCATTAGACAGGGCAACGTCAGGGTCCATCGTGATCTCTCCTCTCGGGTACCTCTGCCCTAGCGGGCAGCGCGCGGTCCGGACATGTCGCCCAGGTCGCACGCAACGCGCTAGGTTGTGGCATAGCCGACAACTACTCCTTCGCCATCGTCGGTAATGCGGATGACGGTGGCGGAGGAGTAGGAGTCACTGCTGTACCCCTGCCAGCCGGCGTCTGCGAGCTCGCCTGTCGTGCGCATGAACTCACTCATGTCATGCACGGTCCCGCGATAGCGGAAGAACAAGGCGCTGTCAGTCCCGGCCTCGATAGCCGGCCAGTCCAGATAGTCAAACTTCGCACGCTCCGCCGGCGTGAGCTGACTTCCGTCTATGACGTCGCGCGGGGTGTTGTTCGTCCTGACCTTCACTGTCTCTCCTCTCATGCCAAGCGATCAAGCTGCCGCCCGTGCGGCCGTTCCTTACTGCCCTAGCGGGCAACGGGGTGCACGAGCCAGTCTCGTGCACCCCGCAACGCGCTAGGAATGCTGCTCCGCGTGCACGAGCATGACCGACAGTGAAAGCGTGTCGGGCACATCCCAGTAGGCGAACGCCGGCGCTCCCAGCCGGCGCGCAAAATCGGCCCGTGCGCGCTGCGGGGCATCATCGCCGAACCCTGCGTACCAGTTAAGGCGCTGCTGAACAGTGATCGCGGGAGCAGTGAACGTCCCGTGACCGTTGACCAGCGTGATAACACCGTCCATCGTTCTCTCCTCTCGCTTGCCCTAGCGGGCAGCGGGCGGCACGGAAGTGATCCCGTGCCGCCCGCAACGCGCTGGGTGCGGTTCACTCAGCCTCGCTCTGTCCTGACCCCGCCGTGCGGTCCGGCCGTGATCTGCCAGGCGATGTTGTCGTAATTACCGGGAACGTACAGCGTCAGCACATCCTCATAGGTGGTCGCGGGGAAGCAGACGAACTCCGCTTCTTCGGTCCATGCGGAGCCGTCATCGCTGAACGTCACGCGAGTGACATCCAGCGGCCACGCCCCGGAGGTGTGAAGGCGCTCGGAGAAACGTTCCTGTGCCTGCCGGAGCGAGGTGAAACTCTCCAGTCCGTCGCGGTAATCCATCGTGCCGTAGCTGGGGCCCGTGTAGGTGCCATGCAATTCCATCGGGGTTTCTCTCCTCTCTCGTGCACCCGTCTAGGCACACTCCGCACTGCCCGGCGGTGCCGGGCAGCACAGGCAGTGTCTAGGCCTGCTGCGTGCCGATCAGGTGCCAGCCGTCAGCGGCGTACCGCGCCTCGCCGGCGGTGAACGACGACGCGGCAAGGATCAGGTAGTCCCCGCCGCGCTGAAGTACGGACATTGCCTGCCTGTGCGCACGGGCAAGTGAGCGCGCGTACATCTGCGCCGCGTCCTCAGTCATGTCTGCCGGCGTGTCGTTGTCCGCGATAACCGGGCGGAAGATGGCCATCGTGATCTCTCCTCTCGCGTGCATGCTGCCTGGCATGCAACGGGGGAGACGCGCCCGGTCAGGCACATCTCCCCCGCAACAGGTCAGGATCAGGAATGGTTGTCGATAACAGCCGTCATGGCACCTTCAAAGTCCCCGTGCCGGCTAGGCAGAGCGGCACCGTCAGCGCTGAGTGCGCGCGCGGTCGTGCCCGGGCGGACAGGTGTCATGTCGGCTATCCAGCCGGCAAGGACACCGCCGTCTGCCAGCACCACGTGAGACACGCCCGCGGGTGCGTGCGTGTCAAGCCTGCTCACGGGCTCTGACCAGTAGTAGGTGCCCGTGCTGTCGTCCTCGGCGAGAATGACCATGCCAGCCTCGCCGCGCTCAATGTAGGGAAGCATCCGGGTCTCTCCTCTCAGCGCGCGTGCGGCATGCACGTGCGCTCCGGGCGAGACACGGGGCCATCCGCAAGGGATAGCCCCGTACCTCACTCTTGTGAGAGTGAGAGAGAGATATGCGGTCCGCATGCTGTGACGCCGGAGTCTCGCGGAGCAAACGCGCGAGAACCTAGCCCGTTGCCGGACTGTAGTGCTCGGACCATGCGCTAGCGGATCTGGCTTCAGCCCCGGGCTTGCCGACTGTCCGAGTACACGGAAGATTGTCCGGCAGTGCCACACCAGGCGTGTGGAGATTAGTTACCCGCTAGTGCATCCGGGGCCTGTTCGCCCCGGTCATATTCACTGTCCCCGTAGGGGGAAGGGTCCGCGCTTCAGTCCGCATGGTCTCTGCGCCGGCGATGCTATCCCCGGGCCTCTCTGCGGGCATCCCCAGTTGGCTTGCCTCTTGCGAGGTAGTGACAGTGCAGGGGATCTCTCCTCAGCGCGCTTGTTGTGAAGTTAGCCCCATCGGTGACCCTTCCCCTGTAGGGGGGAAGGGCGGGGGTTCCGGGCTCTCGCCCTTGCCGACAGACACCAAGATAGCGTGCGTTCGGACGTCTGTGCAAGACGTAGAACCAAGATTGTTCAGGGCAAACGGTTACGGCTGGTCAGGAGAGGTAGGGGATATCGTCATCGAGTGACAATAATCAGGGGTGAGGGGGGATGCGGGGACGGGTGCGCACGCGCGTCCAGATCTCCCCCATGTCCCCGCGCACGCGCGCGTGAGCACGGCTGGCCGCCGAACGGACCGGTTCAGGTGGTCGCGTGCGGGCCCGCACGCACGGGCCCGCAGCGTTGCTCTCAGGCCTGTGCGCGGGCCCGGCCTGACTACCGGTAATCGGGAGTTACCGGTAGTCAGGCACGCCCAGACGCACCGCCAGCTCGCTGGCCAGGTGCGACCTGGGTGCGCGCGCGGCGCGCGTGCGGGGCGCGCACCCCGCCACTTTCGCGCGCGCCACGAGCGGCCTGAATCACCCTGAGCGACCCCCTCCCAGTTTTCACGCAGCATTTCCCGCGCCCGAAGCCCTCCCTCCTTCGCGCCCGCGGTTAAACTCACCCTCATGAGCCCCCCGGTCATCTGCCTCCTGCCGCTGCTGGCAGGCGCCGCCGTCTCCTGGGCCCTCGTCTTCCCGGCCCTGCTGCATCCTCCCTCGCCCCGCATGCTGACGCGGGTCCTGCGCGCCTACGCCGCTGCCCTGGCGTCCTTCGCCGCGGGCCTTCTCCTGTCGGTGATCCTGACCCAGTGGACGATGGCCGCCGTCTACGCCGCCGCCTTCATCATCGTGTGGCGCAAGATGCCCCGCAGTCCCTCGCGCCGCCGCGTCCGCGCCCTGCTCAGCGAGCGCGGCCGCGCCGCCCGGGTCGCCCTGGTCCGCGTCATGCGCGAGACGTCACCCGGGCCCCGGCCCGGGCCTGTCCTGCACCCGGCCCCGCAGGGGGCCCGGTCATGACCCATCTCGCGTTTCTTGCGCTGCAGGCGCTGCTCGCGGTCGCCGCGATAGCCTGCAGCTTCCTGGGCCTCACGCGCCGGCTGGAGCGCGCCGTCGAGTTCTACTGCGGCCTCATGTCCCTGGCCTGGATCGCCGGCTCGGCAGGCTTTGCCGCAGAGTGTTTCTGGCCCGGCGCTGCGTTTGATGCCCTGATCGCGGTCTTCATGGCATGGCTCTGGCTGGAACTGCGACGACGACGCCGCGGCCGCCGCCGTCTCATCGAGGCGCTCAGCGACCGGGCCCGCAGGCTGCGCGCGGCCATGGTTGCCGCCATGCGCGAGCGCACCCGGCCCTGCTCCGGCCTGCGCCCCGTCCCCGGCTCCAGGTGAGGCTGAGGCTGGCCGTCAGGCACCCCTGGCCGCTTTCGCGCGTCCTTCGCCGCGCGGCCGGGGGGCCATGCAGGCCGTGCCCCAGACTGGGCGTCCCGCTGGCCAGGGACGGGGCCGGAGCTGTAGTACGCGCCCCTGCTGTAGTACAGGGCTTCCCGCTGAGCCGGGCGTCCGCCAGGGTCAGGAACCACGCTGATCGCGCCAGGCCGCCGCGGACGTCGTCGATGCGGGCCCAGGGTATCCGCCGGGACGCGGAGCTGTACTACAGGGCTCTCGCTCATGCCCCTCTTTGTACTGCAGGCATGCCCCCGGCGGCCCTGGTGACCTGCTCTCCCGCGCGGCTTCACGGGCACGCTGGCAGCCCCCGGCACTGCCGGGGCACCCCAGACTGCGAGTCCCGCCGCTACCGCGCTCCAGCTTGCTCATGACAGCGTCCAGCAGCCATGCTGAGCGGCTCTCTCCCGGTCCGATCTGAGCGCCGACGGCCGCCGCGAGGTCCTCGCTGGCCTTGAAGGACAGCGTGACGCGCCTGCCGTCTGGCTTAGCCTGCCGTCCCATAAGTTTGAGTATACGGATGCTGCCTTTGTGGTATACCTGAAAGGGTAACGGTATACCTGAAGGAGCACGCAGTGAGCGAGACCCTCTACCGCATTGACTACTCCGTCCAGCGTCGCCGCGACGGCGAGGACGACTTCACTGAGATCGGCTTCGGCTCCTCAAACGGCTGGAGCACCCCGGATCAGGCTGTCTTCATGGTCGGGGCTGACGTCCAGAACTACGAATGGGAGACCTCGGGCGACATGCCCGGGCCCCGCGAGGTGAAAGACGAGGTCGAGGAAACCGGCCATGCCTGAGGATCTCCTGGCGGCCGGGCTGGCCGCCATCCGCGAGCGCAGTGACCGGCCGCTCCCCCACCCTGGCGGCCTTCCCGTCTCCCATCCTGCCGTTCAGGCCCTGATGGAGTCGGCCGCCGACGTTCCCCTGCTCCTGGCCGTAGTAGACGCGGCGCTCGCCTACCACAGGCCAGTGCAGATCACGAGGAACCGCACGGGCTGCCTCACCGAGGGCGGCACCTGGCCCTGCGGGCACTATGAGGCCATGACCCGCGCCATGATCCGCTTCCTGCCCGGGGCGCGCCTGGCGGCTGAGGCCGAGCGCCGGGCCCGCGCTGCCGAGATCCACGAGCCGCCGGAGGACTCCCGGTGAACGCCAGGGAGCGCGCGGTCATGGCCCGCGTTTACGGCTGCCTCAGCGAGATGTCGTCGCTGCTGCCGTCGAACCCGGCGGACGTCAAGGCCATCAGCCGGAACCTGAAGCTGAGCACGCAGGCGGCCAGGTGCCTCCTGGCGGCCGTGGAGCACCTTGGCTACCGCGAGCTCGGCGTGGCCGGAGAGTACCTGGACGACGCCGAGAAGCTGCTGAAGCGGGAGGGCTGACCCGTGACCTCTGGGATCGCGATCTTCCGTGCGCGCGGCCAGCCGATGGCCGAGTGCGAGGGCTGCAACGGGGTTCTGCCCGTCGAGCCGACTCGTGCCGAGGTCCGCGCTCACGTGAGGGACACCAGGCATACGGTCTACGTCCTGGTCGAGGAAAGCACCTACTACAAGCCCGAGGAGGACTGACTCATGACCGCTGAGGACGAGATCCGCACCGAGTTCGCGAAGCTGGCGACCGCGGGCCCGGCCAGCGCCGAGCCCGGTCACGAGACCGGGAGGTGCGACTTCTGCCACGGCACCATTCACCGCGGTACCGACCGGTACGGCTGCTGGTTCTGCTGCGATGCCTGCGCCTCCGCCTGGAACCGCAGGCAGGAGCACTCCCACGCCACCGATGCCGAGGCGGACACCTGCCCGGCCTGCTTCCCCGGATAGCCAGCCATGCCGCCTGGGCCTAAGCCGCATATCATCCGCCCGGTGCTGCCCTGGCGCGATCCCGTGCGCGCCCTGTGCGGCCGCGACCTGCGCGGGGTGCAGGGCATCACGCTGGCTGAGGCGCAGGCCCTTATCCGCGCTGCCGTGGCTGAGAAGTGGGACCCGCGCCCCCGGCAGGAGCGCCTGGGCGCAGGCGCGGCCCGGTGGAAGATAATCATCGGCGGGGTGGTCTGCCTGGCGTGCCACACCCGGATGTGGTCCTGCCGTGAGTGGGCTGCCAGCGCCATATCCGTCATGGCGGAGGAGTGCGACTCGCCGAACTGGCCCGCGGCGCCCTCCGGGCACCGGGACGGGCACCTGGAGGCGGAACTGCAGGCCGTCGCGGACCTGATCGCAGCCCATCGCGAGGAGTTCGCCGGCCTGACGGACAAGCATGAGGCATACCGGGCACTGAAGCGCCTGGCCGGCGCCTGACGAGCCGCGCACTGCCCGCATCCCCCCGGCGTCAGTCATCCGTCGTGTCCTTGCGCCCGGCCTCCAGATCCCGGCGGTAGCCGGCCTCCAGGTTCAGCCAGAACCGCGCCGGGATGCCGGTGCCGCGCTCCAGCGACTCCGCGTGCGACTCCCCCAGCGGCTTCCTGTCCAGTACGTCCTCGATCGGCAGGTCGGCCTCGATGTCGGACTCGCCGCGCCCGTACCGGCGCGCTAGTGCCCCGGCGGCCAGGTCGTGTTCCTTCATCCACTCCCGGAGGATGGCGGCCGGGGCAATGGTCCAGTCCCGGCTGAGCTCGCGGCGCCCGGTCACCGGCCGTCCTCGCCAGCCCGCCTCGCAGCTGCTGCCAGCCGCCCGTCGCCGATCGCCTTCATGGTCTCGGCGACGCTGACCAGCAGCGCGATGACGTACTCCGGGACCTTCCCGGCCGGGATCGCGGCGATGAGCGCCGAGCACATCTCGTGGTCCATGCGCATGCGCGCCATGGCGAACTGGCCCGCCCAGCGCGGTGCCGGGTCCATGTCGCCGGCTGTCCTGATGACGGCGTCCTCGTTAGTCCAGCCGGGCCGGGCGCCGCCGGCGCGCATTTTCGCGGCCGCGGGGTGCACTGCCTCGAGCCAGTCGCTCCAGGCGCAGAGCATGCCGGTTATGCCGTCTCCGCCGTACTGGTCGCTGACCGCCTGGACAGCCTCCCCGGCAGCAGCGCCGTCGTCGCGCAGCGCGGGCCCGCAGCGCCTTCTCGGCCAGCCTGATGGCGCCATCGGGCGGGGTGCTCATCAGGCCTCTTCCGCAGTTGCAGAAATATTGGTACGCACCATTCCAGTATAGCCGGAAACGGTAAGGGTGTCCCCGTAAACGGGCACGCCCGCGCTTTCCCTCTAAATACCAGTTCCTGCGCTATTTCCATCCCGGTGCCCGTCTCTTGTCACGATCCTTTTCGCGCCCCGCCGCAGCTCGTGGCATGATCAGCGCATGGGACTGCCCTTCGCGTTCCTTCGCGGTCTTTCCGCTATGAATGCAATCGCGGGCGGTTGTCCCTTTGTTCTGTAGCGTAGCTTTAACAACGCCGCCGGCGGGAGACCGATGTCTGGTGACAATTCTGCTCAGGCTTACGCCCGCGAGACCGGGCGCCGCCTGGCTGCCGCGCGCGTCGCCGCGCGCCTGTCGCAGGAGTCCGCCGCGACCGCGTGCGGCGTGAGCCGCAGCGCCTGGGCGATGTGGGAGGCCGGCCGCCGGCAGATGTCGGCGTTCCACCTGCTGCACGCGGCCCGGGCCGCGTGCGTGCGCGTCTCGGTACTCGCGGGCGAGGACGAGTCCTTGTCCGGGATCGTCACCATGCCCGCCGGGGACCTGCAGCGCATGTCGGCCGCAGCCGAGGCGATCGTCGCGCTGGCGGGCCGGTGGGAGTGAGCCGGGCGTCAGTCGCAGCTGCCGTCCGGATAGCGCGCGAGGCCGCCAGGCTGACCTGGGTCGACCTGGCCGCTGCGGCGGGCGTCTCGCAGGTGTCGGTGAGCCACCGGGAGACCGGGTACCGCGTCCCGGCGCTGGCGCACCTGCTGCAGGTGGCGTCCGTCCTGCCGGTGCCTCCGGACCTCCTGCTGAGGTCCTCGTGAGCAGTGCGCCGGCGACCACCCCGGAAAGCGCGGAGCGCCTGGCGCAGTGCGTGCAGCGGCGGCGGGCGGAGCTCCGGATGTCCTTCCGCGACGTCGAGCAGGCCGGCGGTCCCTCGCATGCCACGCTGGTGCGGGTCGAGCGCGGTCAGCCCTGCCGGTACTACGCCACGTCCCTGGCCCGCCTCGAGACGGCCCTGCGCTGGCCGCCGGGCGCCGTGCTGGCCGTGCTCAGCGAGCCGGCCGCGTCGCCGGCCTGGGACCTGCCGCGGGCAGCCCGTGCGGCGCTGCCCGCCGGGGAGGCGGCCGCGCTGACCCGGGTCATCACCGCCGCCGGGCCGGGGCTGCAGCTGATCGCCCGCCTCGCCCTGCACCTGCGCGAGGACATCCCCGGTGACTGACCGCGCGGAGCTCACGCTGCCCGGTGCCCTCCTGCGGTGGTACGCCGGGCTGTCGGAAGGCGCGCCGCCCTGGCCCGCCGGGTACGTGTTCTCCTTCCGGCAGCCGTGCCGGTCCTGCGGCAGCCCGGGCGACGGCGAGCCGCTGAGGGCGGTCCTGATCGCCTACGACCGGGAACACGATGAGTACCGGGCCCGGTGGCACCGGTGACCGTGCCGCAGATCCGGTTCTTCCCGCCACCGTCCCGGGGCGCCGTGATCGTGATCCCGGGCGGCTGCTGCGAGGCCAGGTGGCCGGACTGAGCACCTGCGCCTGCGATATGTGGCTGAATCCCGGCGACCCCGGCCCGGCCCTGGTGCTGTACCCGTACCGGCTGGGCGGCAGGTGGCTGAGCAGGTGCATGCGCGCCGATGACCGCGCCGTGATCAGCCACCGGGTTCTGCGCGAGATCGCCGGCCCCCCGGCTGACGGCTTCGGCCGCACCCTGACACGCCGGCCGGGCGCCGGGCCGGACGACATGACTGGCGCCATCCTGCACGCCGAGCTCCCGCACGGCGCCCTGGACTACGAGGTGACGGGCACCTGCTCCCACCGCGGCCGCTGGCACCTGGAAAAGCGCGGGCCGGGGGCGTCCCCGTGAGGGAACCCTGCGAGTGCGACAGCTGGCCGCCGGTGACGGGCGGCCGCCAGGCCCCGCCGCGGCTTCGCGCCTCGCGCCTGTTCCTGAGCATGGCCGCTGCGGGACTGGACGACCCGGCTGCTTTTCCCCGCGCCCGGGTCACGCTCGAGCCCGGCGGCGTCCGCAGCGACTACACCGGGGCCGTCCTGCGCTCGGTCTGCACTGCCGGGGGCGCCGTTCAGGTCTGGCGCGTCACGGGCCGCTGCGGGCGCTGGCCCTGGCACGACTGCTGGCACCTGCAGTGGCCGGACTTAGGATCAGGAGACGGGGCATGACGGGGCGCATGGCAGGATCGGGATCATGAGGATCAGGGACTCGCCGCTGGCTGATCCGGGATTTCTCCCGCTGACCGGCCCGGCGGCGCTGCTGACGGCCGCACTTGCCTCGGCTGCGGCGGCTCTTGCCGTCCGCTGCGGCCTGCGCGGTGACTACGGCCTCATGGCCGGCTATACCGCCGGCGCGCTGACCTGGTCGGCTGTGTCAGCCGCTTACGCCCGCGGGTGGACGCTCGCGGTGAACGCGAGCGCCGCCAGCCGGCAGGCAGGCGAGGATCATGGCTGAGGCCGGCCGCCCGCAGATCCTGTCCCTCGCAGCCGAGCGTGAGGTGCTGCGCGACCTGCTGCACGCCCGCGTGCGCCGCTCCCTGACCGCCGGGATCCGGGAAGACGTCACCGTGGCCGGCGGCGCTGACATCATCGCCGCCGCCGCAGTGTCTGCGGCCCTGGCCCGGCTGCGCATCATGTCAGGCCGCCAGCTCGCCATCCTGCTCGCGACCGTTCACGAGCCGCCGCACTACGACGACTCCCGCGCCGCTGACGTGCTCGGCGAGGTGCACGGACACCATGAGTGACACACCGGGCAGCCCCGGGCATCAGATCATTCGCCGCGCGGACGCGATGCTCGACCCGGCCCGTGACGCTTACTGGCACGCCTGGTACGGCGATCCGGCTCACCCTGAGCGCCTGATGCCGGCAGGCCCCGCGCGGCGGCCCCTGCGCCCCCGTCCCGGGGGAGATAAGCCCGGCACCCCCCGTGCGTGACATCCTGCGGGGATGGCCGTGACCGCGCCTGAGCGCTTTCTGCTGCGCGCCGAGGGCGGCCCGTGCGACGGCGAGGTGTGCGTGGCCAACTCCGACGGGACCGGGGCGTGGACCTGGCCGCTGCCCGACGTCCTGGACTACGACAGCACCGGCCGCTACGTGAAGACCGCCGAGGGCTCGCTGCCCGGCTGGCCCGGCTCGCCCTATCTCCTGCGCGGGGCCGCCTACCAGTGGGAAGAGGCGGCACGATGAGCGCCGGGCCTGGCGACGCGGCCGCGCGCCAGGAGCGCGACAACGAGGAGTACGGGCGCGAGATCGACGCCCAGGCACCTCTCCCCAGTGACCGGCAGAAGGCCGTCATAGCCGCGCTGTTCGCGGGCACGCGACACGCGGACGCTGCGGCGTAGTCCCGTGGGGTACGAGCTGCACCGCCCAGCGCCTGAAGGGGACGCCATGAATATCTACGTCAGCATCGGCAACAGTGACGACAGGCTGACTCAGCGTGAGTGGCACGACCTCATCCTGGCTGTCGACGCCGTGTGCATGAGCGCGGACGAGATCCACGGGGCATTCTTCAGCGCCGTGACCGCGCCCTTCCAGAACGCCTGCTGGTGCATCAGGACCACTCCCGCCGGCGCGCGCTCCCTGAAGTCGCAGCTGGCCGCCCTGGCCCGGCAATTCCGGCAGGACGCGATTGCCTGGGCTCCGGTGTCTCGTACCGAGATGCTCGGAAGCGCCCCGCACGCAGCTCAGTTCCCGCTACGCTCAGTTCCCGGTGATCACCGCGCGGGAGGCACTGACCCGCGGCGATGAGGATGAGGGGGGGCGGCCATCCGACCCCGGCCGCTCCCCCGGGTCCGGATCCGGTCCCAGACGGCGAGGGCTTCGGCGCGCCGGTCTGCAGGCTCGCGGACGTCATCGCCGCCGCGGCAAGAGCACCGGCCTTCCAGATGCGCCAGGCTTCCGGTGACCTGGCGCAGCAGGCACTCCCTGTGCGCGTGAACGATGCGCATCGTGTCCCCGGCCGCGCCGAGATGAGGCAGTGCCTTCCCGCCGTCGCCGGCCGCCTCGTCGAATGCGACCCCGCACCAGAAGCAGGACTTCCCGGCCGGGAAGTCCTTGCGATCCTCAGTCCTCAGCCTGCCGTCGTCGTCATAGCAGATGCCTGATGGCCACGGCTCGCCGAACCACCCGTACTGCTCGCGCTTCAGATCCTGGTCCTGGTCCTGGCCCACCGGGCAAGCCTAACCCCGGAGGGTCAGCCGCCTTCCGTCGCCGCTGGTATGTGGGCCTCCCGCAGATGGTGCAGATTTCGCGAACGCCGCGCCGCTTTGCCTTGCGGATCTTCGCGTCGTGCCCGGTCTCGTGCCGGGCGGACTTCATCGCCTTGTGATGGCGGCGCTCGCGGCGCCGGGTGTTCCCGTCATGGTGCACCTTGGATTCCCGGTAACGCCCGGGCTGGCGGTGAGGGTGACTGACAGGGCCCCCGGCACGGTGGGTGCGCATGTCCGGAGCGGCCGGGGACCCCGCGCTCATATTACGCCCGGCCTGGCGACGAGGCAGCTAGGCTGGCGGCCGTCCCGCCTCACCCCCTGGCTGCAGCCTGACTGCCTTCAAGCTCGCGGGCCAGGTCCTCCAGGGACACTGCGACAGCCAGCCGGTACGCCTCGCCCCGGTGCAGCAGCCCGGCCAGGTAGCGCAGACGTTCCGCCGCTGTCCGCCGCCGCAGGCTGACGCTGAACGGCGCGCTTGCCGCGCTGGCCTCCTTGGCCAGGTCGTTGTCGCGGACTGCGGCGGCACCGGCGCGCGCCAGATCACCCGGATCAGGATCAGGATCCGTCATGGACCGATGATCCCACCTCGCGTCCTGCGAGCGCAGTATGGTCGTCGCGATGAGGGGCCGGCCGCTGCGGGTGCTGGGGGTGCTGGACTGCCACCCGGCCGGCATGACGACCTCGCAGTTAGAGCAGCACCTAGGCGAGCCCGTGCCGCGGGCGAAGATGATTGTCCTGTGCGGCCAGCTGCTGCGCCGGCTGGAGCGGGCCGGCTGGGTGAAAGTGGCCGGCCGGGCGACGGCCGCCGCCGGGGTAAGGCCCATCATCTGGAAGATCACCGCCGCCGGGCAGGCCGAGCTTGACTGGCAGTGCCGACGGCCATCGAACGCTTTTTTCGTGATCTTTGCTAAAAGCGCGGGCAATGAGGAGATCGAGGGCGCTGAGTGTGCATGCACAGAAAAACTGGAGAATAGGTACCAGCGCGGCGCACCGTTGTGAGAGATGACATGCGTTAGCATGCTGCTCAATGCCCCTTCGCTCCGCCCGGAGTCACCCCATGTCATCTCTTGCCCCGGCAGCCTCCCTTCCGAGAGGCGCGTTCCTGTCGCCTGAGCGGATTTACCGACTGAACCTGAAGCTCGCCGAGTCACGGGAGATCATGAGTCAGGCACGGGAAGAGGCATGTGCCGGCTATGACGTGCGCGGCACCGTGCTGCTGTTCTCCGGCGGCAACGATTCGACTACACTTGTCCACCTGTTCCGCGATCAGGCGACGCATGCCTTTCATGCCAATACGGGCATCGGCATTGAGGAAACGCGCGTTTTCGTCCGTGATATGGCGAGTACGTGGAATCTGCCGCTGATCGAGAACCACACGCGCCCGGGCCGCGGCTACGATGAGCTGGTACTCGGCCAGGTCCCTGACCTGCGCCGCCCAGGCCAGATGATCAAGTTCAAGGGCTTTCCCGGGCCGGGCTCGCACAGCACGATGTTCGCCTTCCTCAAGGAGCGCGCGATCGACGCGCTCAAGGTCCGTCTCTGCCAGATGCCTCGCAGGCAGCGAGTTATCCTCATCGGCGGCCGCCGCCGGGCGGAGTCTAAGAGGCGCCAGAAGATCAAGTACCTGGACGTGAAGGGGTCGGCAGTTTTCGTCAGCCCCCTCGTCAACTGGACTAACGAGGACCTGAATACCTACCGGGCACTGAACGACGTGCCGCGCAACGAGGTATCCGATCTTCTCCACATGTCTGGTGAGTGTCTTTGCGGGGCCTTTGCCCATTCTGGCGAGCTGGAGGAGATCGGCGACTACTTCCCTTATGCGGCTGACCGGATCCGGGGTCTGGAGCGCCGGGCGCTCGATTCTGCCGTGGCCGAGCCGTCGCGCTGCAAGTGGGGGTGGGGGGCTGGCAGGGAGAGGCCGTCGGGCGCAGGTCCGCTGTGCAGTTCGTGCGAGTTCAGGTACCAGCCGAGCCTAGACGACATGACCGCAGCAGAACTGGGCGGGGCAGCGGCCTGAAAAAATGGAGCCGGGGAAGGCGGGTAGAGCTACCCGGCTCTTCCCTCCCCGGCTATGCCAGAATAGCATAAGACCCGCTTTCTCCTCCTGTTTTGATCTGGCTCGCGGGTAACCGCAGGATGGCGATAGCCTGGCCTTTCCCCCGCCGTGTCATGCCCGGAAGGATGTCCTTGCCGCGCGAAGTCGCCCAGCGCGCTATCCCTGCAGGCCTCGGCTCCGACCTGATTGCCACGCTGCGCGACACGCGCCCGCGCGCGGCCATGGCCCTGGCAGCCGCGAAGCTCGCGTGGCCCGCAGTCTCGCACCTGCGGGAGAAGGCCCGCGAGCGCGCCACCTACACCGTGCGCGTCACGAGCACGGACGATATCTTCGATGACCTGCACGAGTGGGTGCTCGGGCTGCTGCCCGCCGGCGAGCAGCGTGCCCTAGTCGCCTGGTCCTCGCGCCGGCCCTGCATGAACGGCGAGGCAGTCAGCGTCCCGGGCTCCCCCGCGCGACGGCAGGCTCCGGTGCTGCGGCTGCGCTACGACGGCACCCGCGAGCAGGAGATCAGCGTCGGCGCCCACGCCGTGCGCGTCGTGGTCTCCGAGATCACCCGCCGCGAGGAGGGCCCGGGATGGAAGCCGCCCGAGATCACCTTCACCGCCGCCTCGGCAGCAGGCCGCGATGCCCTCCTCGGGGAGATGAGGCAGGTGCTGGCCCGCTCGCACGCCGGGCGCCAGCGGCCGGTGTTCCGCATGCTTGACCAGTGGGGTGACTGGACGCGGCTGGATGACCTGCCGGCGCGCACCCCGGCCAGCGTCATCCTGCCGCCGGGCCAGATGGAGCGCATCATCGCCGACGTCGGCCAGTTCCTGGCCAGCGAGGCGGATTACGCGCGCCGGTGCATCCCCTGGCACCGCGGGCATCTGTACGAGGGGCCGCCGGGCACCGGCAAGACCTCAGTCGCCCGCGCCGTGGCCGCGCACTTCGGCCTGGACGTGTGGTACCTGCCGCTGGCCGATGTGAAGAAAGACGGCACGCTGCTGCGTACGATCACCAGCATCGGCAGCCGGTCTGTTCTCCTGCTGGAGGACATCGACGTCGTCCACGCGGCCAGGGAGCGCGACGACGATAACGGGCTGACCCTGTCGGGCGTGCTCAATGCCCTGGACGGCATGGCCACCCCGCACGGGCTGCTGACGATCCTGACGACCAACACGCCCGAGGTCCTTGACGAGGCTCTCGTGCGGCCCGGCCGCATCGACCTGACCGAGCACTTCGGCCTGGCGGGCGAGCAGATGACCGCGCGGCTGATCTCCCGGTACTACGACGCCCCGCTGGCCAGCGCCGGGGGAGTGCCGCCGGTCTCGCCGGCTGGCGTCGTCGAGGCGTGCAAGCAGAGCACGGACCCGGCCGGGGCGCTCGCGCGCCTGCGGGCCGGGTCCGTGCATGCAGCCTTACGATCCGGCTTCGATCCGGCTGACGATCTGCCGGAGTGCCGCGACGACGCGCTCGCGGTGCTCCGGACTCCAGGACTTCGTGCCCACACCGATTGCGGCCCGCACGCCGGCGTCGGTGCCGACGAGAATGATGATGTCGGATCTGTCCGCGTCCTGCTGGGTGAAGCTGATGGCCATCTCGGACATCGGATTCTCCTTCATGATCCGGGAAGGGCGCGCTGGCCGGCGAATACGATGACACCGCCGGAGTCGCCAGTCGCGCGGGCGCGGCCAGCCAGGAAATGCAGCTGATTGATCAGGTCGTCGGCCTGACTGAGCATCGGGTCGCGGCGGTCGTGCATGTAGTAATCCGTGAAGTACCGGATGTCATTCCGGATCTTCTCGATGATCCGGATCTCCTCCAGGGTCAGCGGGACCGTCTGCAGGTCGCCGTCGTCGGCCGAGGCGGCACCCGCCCGCTCGTACAGGTCGCGGACCAGCTTCTGGCGCCGCTGCTCAGCGTCCCAGCTGTGGCCGCCCGCCATGTCGGGACGGCCTTTCCGGAGCGCGTCCTCGCAGTGACGGGTTAACTCGTCGATCAGGCGGACCTGCGGCCCGGTGATCGCTATCGCTAGCTTCTGTGCTTTCCGGAGCTCGGCTGCGGATGACCAGTCGCCTGAGTCGCGATCCCAGCAGGGAACTGGCTGGCGTGCAAACATCAGATTCTCCTTCAGGATGGCTCAGGGCCGGTCTGCCGCGGGTCGCAGTTCGCGAGCACCCAGGCGACTGCGGCGCGCTTCGAGGCGAAGTCCTGGCCGCCGGGCTTCGCGACGGTGCCCCCGTCATTCCAGCCCGCCCCGGCACCCCACTTCACGCCGCCGCGGGGCCCGCGTACCCACCCGACGCGGCCGAGCACGTCCTCCGGCCGCAGCGGCAGGTTCTTTGATGAGGTCACCAGGTAGGACACCGGGCCGCGCTTGTCGTCGTAGATGACGGGCGGCCCAGGGTACAGGAACGCGCCGAGTACTTTCTCCGGCTTCGAGCCGTACCCGGTGTTGCGGGCGAGCGCCGTCTCGGAGCTCCCGAAGCCGTGCGAGGTCTCGAAGTGGACTACGCCGCACTCATGGCAGGCCAGCCGCAGCGTGACCTCCGCCTCCCGGTTGCTCCACTCCGGCACGTCCTCGACATACCGGGTGACCTCCCAGATGTCGGTGCCGCGCCGTGAGCAGTTCTCCATGTGCCCGGCTACCGGACGGTAGCCGAAGTACAGGGTGTCGATGTGCCTGGCCAGGAAGGAGGTCACCCGGTCACCCCCGGAGCGTCCGGATTGCCGCGCGCCCACTCCTCGTACCTGGTGGCGGGCGAGCCGAGCAGCTTATCGAGCCGCGACTGGGCGGTGCTGCGCGAGACTCCGGTGGCGCGGGCGACGTCGGCAATGCTGGCGCCGTCCTTCTGCACGTAGTCGCGGATGGCCGCAGTCAGCGCGCCCCCGATCCTGGGCAGCAGGTAGTAGTCGAGTTCGGTGATGATTCCGCCCCAGCCGCTGTACCGGGGTTCCGCCTGCTGATCGCTGCGGAGCCGGGAGATTGCGGTGAGCGCGGTATTGAGCCAGTCGGCCAGGTGCCCGGCGTCGTCTCCGAGAGACTGCGCCTGCTCCGGCGTCAGGCTGATGATCAGGTCAGTGCCGCCTTGTCGTGCACGGTCGCCGTGCGCAAATTCGAGCATGATTTACTCTCAGATCTGCCGCAGGACGGCCACGACGCGGCCGGTGATCACGGCGTCCCTGGCCGGGATCACCGGCTCGGATATGGAGCTGGCGAACAGCACGCGGTCACCGTGGATCGTTCCCAGGAACCGGATTGCGGCTGCGCCCTCGATCATGGTGACGACGTAGTCGTCATTTTCGGCGTCGTTCTGCTCGCGGACGATCGCCCAGTCGCCCTTGCAGATCCCGAGTCCGGCCATCGTGTCGTCGGGGGCTTGCATCAGGAAGAGCGTGCCGTCGTCGGCCAGGAGTTCCCTGGGGATGGGAAAAGTGCCTTCCGAGGTCATGATTCTCTCCTCTCGTGGTGTACGAGTTCTCGTACACCACGAGACTGTACGAAGGTTCGTACATCAAGACAAGGACTGCCGCGCACCTCATGCCCGGCAAATCCGGAAGTAAGGGAGTCAAACCAGAAAGGGTGCGGCGGGACTTAGTACAGCTCGAGGTGCCCGGTGACCGGGTCGATTCGTTCAGCCAGATCCGGGCCGACGGCCACGGCCGTCTCGGTCGCCTTGCCGCGGAACACGGTGCGCCCTCGTCATTGATGATCACCGACTTCAGCCCGGCAGCGCAGGCGGCATCGTGAATCCCGAGCAGGTCCTCCACGCTGCGGGCCCGGCAGCAGATCCTGGTGAAGCTGCCGCACAGCCACGCCTGCTCGGCGTCAGTGAAGCACGCCCGCGCCTCCCACAGGCCCGCTGCGGGCCCGCTGACCGCCAGGCGCTGCCAGCGCGTCAGGCGCTCGGCGAGCCATGCCGTCGAGGCGTGCGTGCCCTGGGCTACCTGCTTGCCGCGGGGCATGCCCAGGTCCGAGCGGATGACGATGACCTGCTTGACTTCCACGATTGCCTAGCCTGCCAGCTTCTTGCGGGCGTTACGATCGGGACCGTGGAAACGGCCATCGTCGAGGCGACGCAGGACATTGAGCGCGGCCCGAACTGGGGGAAGTTCCTCATCATGCGGCCCGATGCCGAGAGACGCCAGATCAGTCGCGTCGACCGGGACCGCCGCGTCCCGGTCCTGAGCCTGCACGGCGGCCCGGATGACATCTGGGTCCTGGACCTGGCCACCGGCGAGGGTGCCCGGTTCTGCCCCGGCCGCCACATGGCGACGGAGCTGAACAGTGAGCACGGGATCCGGGTGTGCCCGCTCTACGAGCCGTTCCTCCGGTGGCTCGCCGGCCAGGACCTGACGGACCTGGGTGCCCTGCCGGAGGTGGTCGAGCTGCCGGATGCTGACGCCGCGATCTGGGGTTACCGCCGCCGTGACGGGCCGGCGGGTGACCCCTAGTCACTCAGATCTGCATCAGGGCTCGCCCTGACCCGGGGACTGCCGGGCGGCCCAGTGCTCCCAGGTCTCGCCGTAATTGCGTGAGTCGAGGTAGGCGTGGTAGCTGGCGGCCATGCCGGGCTCACAAGGATCCGGCGGATTCTCGAAGGGCCGCCGGTCACGCGGCAGGCCGGTGTCGGGATCCTCGTTGTAGACGCTGGACATCTGCTCTCCTCTCGGGGGGTGCGGGCCCTGAGCCGCGGTACAGCAGTGCCGCGGGGTCCGGGATGTCGAGGGGCTCCAGGTGGCACGGGCGCCCGCCGGGGCCGGCGAACACAGTCGAGCGGCCGCAGCGCCAGCAGGCACCGCGCAGCAGCAGGTGCGGGCCGCGCCACCACAGCAGTTCCCATTCCAGCGTCCGGCAGGCGGCGGCCGAGTTCGGCTTGCCCGTGTTGTCGAAGTCAAGCCCGGGTGAGGTGTGCGATCCGGATGCCATGGGTCACTCGGGCTGCTTCTGTATCCCTGATGCAACCCGCAGGTCACGCTTGCGGCTGGCGTTCATGTCAGCGGGTGCCTCGGCCCATCCGTAGCCGCATCGGGGGCAGACTCGGCACAGGTGCTCGCCTAGTACCCAGGTGGCGAGCGCCTGCATGCAGGGGAAGCCCTTCATGTGGAGGGAATGGAAGATCACGCGCACACCGCTCGCGCGGCATTTAGGACAGTCGGCGTCCTCGTCAAACGGGGGCAGTTCGCTCGGCCAGATGAAGTCGGTCATGACGATGACCCTGCGTCGCGGTGCTGGTCGTCGCTGTTCAGCCGGCCTGCGCCGCCCATGTACGCGAGTTCCCAGGCGGTCAGGAATTGCTCGGGGTCGCCGCCCAGTGCGGCCACGATCGCCCTCGTGACCTTCCAGTTCGGGACGGTTTCCCCGCGGAGCGCCTCGTTGACCGTGGTGTGGCTGATCTCGGTCCGGGACGCTATCTGACGCGATGACGGCTCCCCCGCATTCTTGAGCAGTTCCCGCAGCGCCTCCAGCAGCAGGCGTGCCTGGGGGGTGACGGGAACGCGGAGGTTGCCGCGTTCCCGGACCTTACGGGCGCCCTGCTCGGGCAGCGCGCGGTGAAGGATCCAGAGCGCCTGCTGATCGGGTGTCCGGAAGCTGGTCTCTGCGGCCGCGGCCAGGCGCTCCGCAAGGTCCTCGGGGATCTTCAGGGTCAGGCATGATGTCACGCCGTCATCTTATTACGCGGATGGCCACAGTACGGCTAGACTTGCCGCCATGAGCGCGAGCAGCCCGGTCGACGAGTACATCGGCAGATTGCACGCCGAGGGCATCATCCACTTCGAGTACTCGACCCGGCCCGACCCCGACCACGGGGCCCGCTTCTACGTGCTGCTCTACCGCGATGAGAAGGGGGCCTCACGGGAGGCCCGGTTCCCGCAGAGCACGGTCACCGAGCGCCTGATGAGGATTGAGTCGGCCGCGCGGGTCCACGGTCACCGGTTCGATAACAGCAGGCTGCCGCAGCCGATGTAGGGGAAGACGCGTCCCATCGCCCTGGTCGGCAATGGCCGTCAGCAGGTCGGCGCTGCGGTCGCGCTGGGCGGCTCGCTGGCGCTCGCTGGTCCACCCGCCGCGCCGCATCCTCGGTGGCCTCATCGCGCGACTTGCGCTCGCCTGGTGTTCCGGCTGGCGTCCATGACACAGTTGCCCGGGGTGAGGTGGCAGCAGGAAACGCCGGTGCGGGCGACGCCCAGGACGGCGCGCACCGCGAACTCCTGGACGGGGCGGTCGCCGGCCATCTGTTCCAGCTGGCGCAGTTCAGGCTCGGTCAGGGAAATGGTGAGCAGGTAGCCGCCCCTGCCCGCAGCGCGCACCCGCGGCTTCTGCGATCCCGTGACCGAGAGCACTTGGCGCGTGTGGCCGACATGCCAGTGCCGGGAGCCGAAAGTGTTGCCGTCGGTGAACCAGCACGGGTAGATGGCCAGGGTGTCGGAGTCGACCTTGATGCGCCGGACGAGATCGCGCTTGTGCCACCAGGCGCCGAGGGCGGTGCGGTGGACGATCTTCGGCTCGTCGCCGTGCCCGCGGTGCATCCGGAGCCATGTGGTCTCGGGGGGTCTTCTCGCCGGGTTCGGGGCTGCGGTGGCCATGGCTCATTGTGCCTGGTCGTCGGGCAGGTAGGTGAGCCGGACGGCCATGAGCAGGCGGCCGAGGTAGTTGTAGCCGGCCGGGCGGCACGCCTCGCGGCCGCACTCGCACGAGCCCCAGTACTGGTCGTGCCAGGTGTTGCCCTCGACCAGCAGCCGGCTGCGGGTGGCGCCGAGCCGTGCGGCGAGGGTGCCCTGGTGGCGGAACTTGGCGATGAGCAGGTCGAGCATGACCTGCTTGCGGATCTGGTCCCAGTCCGGTCGCAGGTTCAGCGACCGCCCGGCCCGCTTGGCCTCGGCGGGCGTGGCCAGCTCGCAGATTGCGAGCCGGGTCTGCTGGTCCGTGGTCTTGTACGCCTGGAAGGCGTGCTCAACGGTCGGCCAGGTCACGCCGCCGTAGCGCAGCGGGGCCGGGTGGAAATTGGACAAGAAGGCGAACTCGCCGCTGAACGAGGCGATGCGCTTGCGTCTTTCCGAGTCTTCGGCGGCCGCCAGGTCGTTATCGGAGGGCATGCTGGTCACTATACGGAGGGATGCATCCCAATAGCGTGAGCACCTGGCCGGCCTGGCGGGAGTCGGACCCGCAACCCTCTGCTTAGGAAGCAGCTGCGCTATCCGTTGCGCCACAGGCCGTTCAGAGGCGCATCTCGGGGTCGAACCGAGCTGCGACGGCTTTGCAGGCCGCCTCCCGCGCCGGCGAGACATGCGCCATGGTGCCCCCGTCCAGAGTCGGACTGGACAGCCGAGATTCGGAATCTCCGCGGCAGATCCGCTGCCGGGGACGAGGTGCCAGGTGAAGGATTTGAACCTCCGTGTCCGTGGATCCCGGTTTACAGCCGGGCGCTTTCGTCCTGACTCAGCCAACCTGGCGGGGAGGGCGACGGATCTTGAAACCGCATATCCCGGCTCACAACCGGACGCACTGCCTTTGTGCTACGCCCTCAGTACCCGCTGGAGGTGCTGACCCCCCGACCCCTGCCTCGTGACGGCAGTGCTCTCCCGTTGAGCTAAGCGGGCTAGATAAAGCGTCCCGGGCAGGGCTCGAACCTGCGATCTCCTGATTCGTAGTCAGGTGTCCTTATCCGCTGGACCGCCGGGACTTGCGTACCCGCGGCAGGTACCGAGCCTGCGACCTCCTGGCTGTCGTCCAGGTGCTCCGCCATTGAGCTACGCGGGTATGGCGGCCCAGACCGGACTCGAACCGGCGATCTCCACCTTGACAGGGTGGCGGGGACTCCAACTCCCCTACAGGACCTTGATCTATAACTCTAGGTGTCGCCATGTCTCGCGAGCCCGAATTCGATGGACCGCCGAGTTGGATATTCCGAACTGCCTGGCGAGGGCGCGCTCGGTGTGCGCCGAGTCTCGTATTTCGCGCACGTCCCGTTCAGTGACGCGCGCCTGGCCGTTGCGTTCGCCGTGGGGCCGCTCGTGGTGCGCCGTTGTCTTGGCGCTGTGGCACGGGCCGCATCTGACGGCGCACTTGGCGAGCTCCGCTTCTCGCCGCATGCGCGACCACGACCACACTCTGTGCGAAACCTTGGCGGAACTGTCGACATGGTCTAGTTGCAGATTCTTCCACGAGCCGCAGTCCACGCAGGGCCCGTTCGCGGCGAGCCACTCGGCTCGGCGTCTCGCGACCCACTCGCGCTGATAAGCACGCTGCTGGTCGAGGTCTGCGTACGGCATGGACTCTCCCCGGTCGCGTTAATGGCTGACCGGGGGTGGCACTACCAGTTTAGCTCCGGCGGCTGGAATCGGACCAACATTTACGGGTTAACAGCCCGCTGTTCTGCCGTTGAACTACGCCGGATCGGTAACGTTGCGGACCTGAGAGTCGAACTCAGCTGCATCGGCTTATGAGGCCGCTCAGCACAACCGGTGCTGCTGTCCGCAGTGGCCCCAGACGGTTCCGACCCGTCTCCCCCGCCTTGAAGGGGCAGTATCCTAGCCATTAGACGATGGGGCCATGTAACTTACGTAGCCGCACGGAGAATTGAACTCCGCCCCGCTGACTGAGAATCAGCTGTCCTGCCACTAGACGATGCGGCCGTGCGTAGCCAGAGACTTGAACTCTGAACCGTCTCCTTAGAAGGGAGCCGCGCTTCCATTGCGCCAGCTACGCTTAGAAAGTCCCCCCGGAGCGATTTGAACGCTCGGCTCCCGACTTAAAAGGACGGTACTCTGGCCAGACTGAGTTACGGAGGGCTGGTCGGCCGGGCGGGGATTGAACCCGCGACTGATTCCCGAGATATAAGCTCGGCGCTCTTACCACTGAGCTACCGGCCAGTTGGCCGCCTCGGAATCGAACCGAGCGATACCTGTTCATCAGACAGGCCCCGTCGACCAGCTGGGTCGCGGCCATTGAGCGGAGCGCAGAGGTGTCGAGCCTCCACGGCGTTTCGGCCGCGCACGGGCTTTCAAGACCCGTTCCCGCGCCGGCGGGGTGCGCTCCATTGCGGATGGCGGAAGACCCGACCTCCAGCGCTTGCGCGCCCACTCGCTTTCGGGGCGAGGGCTGCCGCCCGGCAGCTTCACCATCCATGGCGGAAACCGGAGGACCTGAGCCTCAGCCGGTCGCCCGGCCCATTCGCTTTCCAGGCGAAGCCGGCACGCCTGTCCGGTTCGGTTTCCACGAGCGGAGAGCGGACGACACGATCGCCACGCCTTTCGACGCGCATCCGCTAGCAACGGAGCCCGGCACGCCTGTCCGGTTCACTCTCCTTGACGGCGGTGGGCGGGGACAGGCGAGTCTGCGGGTACGCGCAGACCCGCATGGCCGTGATCTCCCCGCCTCACTGCGTACGCCAGGAGGGATTCGGACCCTCACGCCCCGTCAGGGACACCGGTTCCTGAGACCGGCGCGTCTACCATTCCGCCACCAGCGCTTGATCTACGGGGAGCGCTCTGCCGCTGAGCTACCAGGCGCCAGGACCGGAGCCCCTTATTTTGCGCCCGGGCGGGAGTCGAACCCGCGACCTCTCCCCTTGAGCGGATACCGGGAATCGGACCCGGGCCCTCACCATGGCAAGGTGATGCGCTGCCACTGCGCTACATCCGCATGCCCCCTACCTGCGGTAGGATATACACTCAGATTCCGCGGCTGAGGGAGTCGAGACCATTGGGTGAGAATGTCCGGTCCACGTTCCTCTTCGCGCTCCCGTCCTGGCAGGAGGGCGTTGGTCGGCTTGTGGACTTCGGTGACTCGCTGACTGAGTACAACAGGACGGCTGCACCAGCAGACCCAGATGCTCGCGCCACGGCGCAGGACTGGCTTGCAGTCGGAGACCGACTCCGTGAGGCTCTGGGTGGTCCCGCTAAGGACTGGAGGACCCCGGACTCGTCGCCCAGCGCGGTCCGCCCGGGGTTTTCTTACTGAGAGCCCTCGGCAGGGACCGATCCTGCATCCTCGTGCGTACCGAGCACGTGCTCCGCCATTGAGCTACGAGGGCCTGGTTTAAGTTGTCTACCTGGCTGGCGGCCCTAGACTCGGACCAGGACTGGCGGGGCCAAAACCCGCAGGGCTGCCGTTACCCCAGCCGCCATCGCGAGCCCTCCCTCAGTGCCGACCTGAGCGAGCTGTCCTTACAGGGGACGGCCGGACGCCGGTCCGGAGGGCCAGGAGAGCGCGCAGGCGCTCCTCCACGTGCTCGTCGCTGATCCGGCCGGCGAGCTCGCCGGCAAGGTCGAACACGTCGCGGAACAGTTCCCCGATCCGCTCGATCTCGGGATCTGCAGATGACTCGCTCACGCCGGCCGTCCCTTCGCCGGGCACCAGCTGGTGCCTCCTGAAGGTAAGGTCCGCGAGCGCCGCCATCCGTGAGTGTCCTCGACAGGAATTGAACCTGCACTGGCAGCCACCTCAAGGCTGTGCCTCTGCCGTTGGGCTACGAGGACCCGGCAGGATCGCGGCGGCCGAGGCTGATCCAGTCGTCCCAGGTCGCCAGCCCCGAGAGATAGACCGCGGCGCAGATGTCCTGCCACTGGGCGTCGATGTCGTCCATGAAGGTGTTCAACGACGCACCGTCGTTCACTGTCCGGTGGATCTGGAGCCGCCACCCGGTGTCGAGCCGGGCCTCCCGCCTTACGGGGGCGGGGCCGCAAGCCGTGCGCGGCGGCAAAGCTGGGGTACCAGGCTTCGAACCTGGAAAGCTCCCGGTCCAGAGCCGGGCGGGTTTGCCAGTTCCCCCATACCCCATCGAGTACGTACGGGCGGGGAGCCTCGAACTCCCAGACGACCCGTTTTGAGCGGGCCAGGTATGCCACTTCCCGTCACGCCCGCGTGCGCCGCGAGGGCCACGATCCCTCACAACCCGGATTAAGAGTCCGGTGCACTGCCCACTTGTGCTAGCGACGCTCAGAGCGGATGACAGGGATCGAACCTGCGTAGCCTGCTTGGAAGGCAGGTGCCTGAGCCATTCGGCCACATCCGCACGGTGCCACCTCCAGGAGCCGAACCTGGGACCTTCCGGGTTTCAACCGGACGCTCGTTCCAACTGAGCTAAGGCGGCGTGGTCGGGGAGGGGTGGGTCGAACACCCTCTTCCTGCTCCCAAAGCAGGTGCGCTAGCCGGTACGCGACACCCCGGTCGGAATGGCCCGGCTCGAACGGGCGGCCTCGCGCTCCCGAAGCGCGCGCTCTGACCTACTGAGCTACATTCCGCTTGCGACGCTGACGCCACAGCCGGTTTGTGGCCGCGTGCGCCGCCTTGCAGGCGTCGCATCGACAGCCATGCCGGACGTATGTGGTGTGACTGCCGTGAACCTCTGGATAGAGGTCCTCTTTGGTCTTCCTGCGGTGACAAGGCGTGCAGAGCAGCTGGCACTTGCTCAGCTCTTCTTCCACGCGAGACCACTTCCAGGACCAGAAGGAGCTGGTGTGATATCTCCGGAGGACCGGCGACTTTGTTGCTGGATCCACATGGTCGAACTGCAGGTTCTCAGTTGACCCGCACCGGACGCACTTCCCGCCGAGGAGAGTGACCCCCCTGGCCCGGCGTTCAGTCAGCCATGCGAGCTGATACTGACGCTTCTTCTCCCCTGCGTACCCCATGGTCGGCGATTCCCCTGAGACGCGACTGGGGGGATCGACATGCACAAGGTAGTGCTGCCATCTGACAGTGCGGTGGACCGCGACGGGCTCGAACCGTCTACCTCCTGTATGCGACACAGGTGCTCTACCTGATGAGCTAGCAGCCCAGGTGGCGGCGGGATGGCGCCCGCCGCCGTTTGGTGCTTCACGCTATTGAGCTGTCAATTAACCGGCACGTTCACCCCGCAGGGTGGTGCTCGCAGGGACGGAGGGAGTCGGACCCCCATTCCGCCGGTTTTGGAGACCGGCCGCCTAACCGCTGGCTCATCCCTAAGAAAGGCACGCCAAATACAACTGCTGGTACTACGGGGGGATGTAAAGCAAAACCGCCCCGGGTGGACTTCTCCCGGGGCGGTTACCTGTCTGTCAGGCTGGCAGGCTTACCCCGGGTGTGTCCCGGCGATCTGGGTACCCAGACTCGCCGTGGGCTGGACGAAATTCGGCATGCGCTCATGCCACTTCGCCCGCCTGGGGTCTGATCGGTACACCATCGGTCTCTCCTGCCTTTCACTGGCCTTGTTTCAAGAGTAGGGACAGTGACGCTGAAGCGCAAACACTATTTCCGCGAGTTTCCGCAGGGGCGCCTGCGGCCCGGTGGAAGGATGGCCTGCATGACTGAATCAGGCAGCGCGGGCCCTGTGCCCGTCGCCGTTGCCGTCGTCTTCCACGGCGGCCGCGTGCTGGCCGCCCTGCGCGAGGACGGCACTCCGCCGTGGGTGTTCCCCGGCGGGAAGATCCAGCCGGGTGAGTCGCCGGCGGACTGCGCCGAGCGCGAGTGCTACGAGGAGACGGGCGTCGTTGTCTCCGCCCGCGAGTGGCTCGGCGGGGGCCTGCATCCGGCCACAGAGGTCCTGGTTGCCTACATAGCGTGCGTGCCGATTATGGCGAACCTGAAGTGGCCTGCGGGCGCGCTGCCCGCGATCGCGTGGCTGACGCCGGCCGCAGCTCTGGACCTGATGCCAGGCATGTTCCCGCCGGTCCGCGAGCACCTGGGATTGCCTGCCGGCCCCTGAGCACGAAGATCAGGGCTGCGTCAGATTCCCGGGCAGGCCGGCCGGTGACTGCATGCGGACATACTCGGCCGTCCACGCAGGCATGTCCGGCTCGGCCGCGTCGGTGCCGGGGTCGCCGGGGAGCCGGATCTCGACGTATACCCGCACCTGGGCCGATGTCTCGCGGTGGTTCTCGCGAGGCTCGGAGATCGAGACGACGTGATGGAAGGGGGACGCCACCAGCGCGGCGAGGTGCCGGGCGCACTCGCCCGGCGTGTCCATCAGCCGGATCTTCACTGGGGCACCTCCTTTGCCCCGGGTTCCGCGGTGTCCTTCGTGGCCTCAACCGTGAACCATCTGCAGACTGGACATACCCGGCACAGGTGCTCCCGGTCCGGGCCGAACCGCAGGCAGCACGTGGCGTGCCATGTGGTGCCTAGGCCGGCTCCGCATTTCGGACAGCAGGTCGACTGGCCGCTGTACGGCGGGAGCGGGGACATCTGCGACGCGTTCACGTCCGGAAGATCCCTTCTCCGCGGGAGACGATCGCGCTCACGAGCACCGGGTCGCCGTTGCGGGCGGCGATCGAACCTGGGCTGACCGACATGACCTGGAGGTCCTCGACACGCCAGACACCGTCACTGCAGACGATGGCCATGCCGACAACAGGCAGGCCGGGCCACTCGAGCACCTCGCCGATGCACTCCTCCGATTCCCTGTCGTGGAGCCTGATCTGGAAAACCTGCTGTGTCATGATGCGATCTCTCCTCTCGTGATCGTGCTAGTTCCCTGCGCCCTCGGAACGCAGGACCGCCCGCGCCACGGCGAGCGGGCAGCGTTCCATCGCCGGGCCGGACTGCGCGAGCACCTGCGCGTCGAGCAGCCCGGCCTCGCGTTCCAGCCAGTCCGCCAGCGCGCTGCCGACGAGCGGGTCCATGAGGGCGATGTAACGCGGCGGCTGCGCGCAGTTCTCCAGCAGCAGTCACAGGAACCGGTCCTTGTCCAGCCGGGCAGCGGGTGCCCCGGGCCGCTCTGCGGTGTCACGCAGCTGCATCTGCAGTACCCCGGCCGACGCCCGCAGGATCTCCGGGTCGGCCAGGAACACCTCGCGCACGTATGCCGACATCCCGGCGGCCGCGAGCGGCCAGGCGGCCTGGCGGCTGCGGCGCCATCGCGTGAAGGCCATCCACGTGAGCGCGCTTGCGGCGCTGCCATCGTAAGCGGCCAGGTAGCCGAACCAGGTGGTGAGGTCCGTCAGGATGCTCTCGGCCATCTGCAGGGTGCCGCAGCGCTCGAATTCCAGCCACGCATAGGGCGACGTTGCCAGGCGGCACCTGGTGCACGAGACCTGCGCCTCGTTCGTGGTGTAACAGGTCCCGATGTCATGCTCGCCGCACGCGCCAGCCCGCCGCGCTCGCGCGGCCCGGTGCACTTTGCCGTGCGGCTGACCCCCTGCGCTGCTCACCGGACCAGGCTCATCTCGATCGCGATCACGCTAACTCCCTGCTGTCGCTCGTCACAGCACTGACCGCCGCGTCCAGGCTGTCGCAGACAGGCAGCATCCGGCTGAGGCCGACGTCCTTTATCGCCTGGCGCACGTTCCTGCCGTCGCACGCGATGCTCATGAGGCCGCCGGCAGCCCGGATGCGCTTGAGCGTGTCATGGAGCTCGCCCAGGCAGAAGCGATCGAGAAACTGGGTTCCGGTCAGGTCGATCACCAGCCGCCCGCGGGCCACCAGCGCCGCGTCGGCAGCGGCTTGCCTCAGCGCCGGGAGAAAGTAAACGTCCAGCTCGTCTCCGGCCCGGATGACATCGGCGCCGCCGACGCGCAGGCGGGTCAGGCCTGCCGCAGGGCCAGCGGGGGGTGCTGGTTCCTCTGTCATGCCTTAATCCTACCAAGCTAGAATAAGATCATGCCTGATGCGCCACCCCGGAAGACGCCGCCTTCCTGCGCGATCCTGGCCGCGATCCGGTCCAGCCCGGGGGCTTACGGACGGGAGATCATCAGGGCGACCGGTGTCCGCAGCGGCGTGGTGTACCCGGCCCTGGGGCGGCTGGAGGGCCGCGGCTATATCGCGGGCAGGTGGGAGGATCCCGAGATCACCCGTGCCGCTCGGCGCCCGGCGCGGAAGCATTACTGGCTGACCGAGGCCGGGGGCCGGCTCGCCGCAGAATGGCTGGGGCCCGGCGGCTGCTAGCGTGTGACTGACATCCCCCCGATGTACCCGATCAACGGGAGCACGGGGAATGGATGCCGAGTACATCGCCCGGGCCTGCCATGAGGCCAACCGGGTCCTGCAGGCGGCCTCAGGCGAGGAGCCCTCGCCGCACTGGGAACTGGCTCCTGCCTGGCAGCGCGAGTCCGCCCGCGAGGGCGTAGCCGCGGCACTCGCGCGCAGGCTCACCCCGCGCCAGCAGCACGATGCCTGGTGCGAGTCCAGGTATGCCGACGGCTGGACGCACGGCCCGGTCAAGGACGCGGTCGCGCGCACGCATCCCGGCCTGGTGCCCTGGGATCAGCTTCCCGCCGGCCAGCGCCGCAAGGACGTGCTGTTCGCCGCCATCGTCGAGGCCCTGCGCCCGGATGATGAGCAGGCATCATGAGCGTGCTCGTCAGCGTGACACCGCCGGAAGGGACCGCCCGGACTAACATCCCCGCCGGGGGTATCCGGATCGATGGCCTGGGCGGCGGCGTGGTCGTCCTCGGGATCAGCGGCGATCCGGCCCTGCAGGACGAGATCCGCTACGAGGTGCACGAGGACGGCTCGGTGACCACCGACATCCCCGGCTGCGACGCCGTGATCGCCGGCGGGTGCATCACCGGCTTCAGATTCGGCCCCGGGCCCGCGGCATGACAGCCGGGCTCGACGAGGACGCCGTCTCCGGCATGACCGGCCATATCGCTGCGCACCGGGATATCGCGGCGGCGCTCGGGCTGCCCTGGCCGCCGGAGCCGGCCGGCCCTGAACTCCCTTCCCGGCGCTGGAGCTACCCGCTGGTCAGCTTCGAGCCGCCGCCGGCCTGCTTCATGGACCAGGTGCGCATCACCTGGGGGAAGCGGCCCTGGCGCGACTGCGTGTGCCTGGTGCACGAGCCGACAGGCCGCCGGTCAGAGGCGGTTCACCTGCGCGACGCGATCGCCGACCTGGCCCTGCAGCTTGTCCGGCACGGCGAGATCGCCGTCAGCGACGCCCGCCGGGCTCTGTGCATGCCTGAGTGGGAAGAAGACCCCGGCGCGGTCCCCGCAGGGCCCGCGTGGTACCCGTCGGGCCTCGCCGGCGCGGAAGACGAGGGGACCCCGGAAAAGTGAGCAGGCACCGGGCGCCGGCCGGGGTGATATTCCGCGAGTGCCGGGCGCTGATCATCATATGGGTGATTTGCACGGGCATCTGGGCAGTCCTGAACACCTGGGCCGGGGCCCTGTCGTGGCCCTTGCACGACATCATCCTGGCCGCACTGGGGATAGGCGCCATCGTCGGCTGGGCGGAGGCGACCGGCGAGCGGCTGATCTGCGAGCTGCGGAACAGGAACCGGAACCGGCAGTGAGGGCGCTGCGTGTCCGGCTGGCAGCCCGGTTCCTGGCAGTCATCCCGCCGTGGCTGGCCGAGTGGCACGCTATCGCCGCCCGGATGCTGTCCGCTGCTGTCGCCGCCGCTGTCCGCAGCGGGCACCCGGGCGCGCTGCGGGCGGTGTACGCTGCGGGCGAGCTTGCCTGGATCTGCCCGCGCTGCTGGCAGGGGGTCGCGGAGTCGCGGCCGGATGCGGTCGGCGCGCACCGGCTGCGTGACGGGCGCTGGTGCAACGGCGGGGGACTGACGCCGGGATCCTGGCGCTTCATACCATGGTCAGCGGGGGAACGATGATGATCACGGCCAGGCGGCGCGAGCAGCGCCTCCTGAAGCATCTGCTGCTCGCCCAGATCGAGGCCGGGGTGTGCAGTATCGGGGAAGCGCAGGATATCTACGCTGCCCGGCTGCGCGCGGCACCGGCCCTGACCCGTCTGCGCCTGCGCCTGGCTCGCTGGATCATGCCGTGACGCGGGACCCCGCCGCAGCCGGGCGCGAGGAGGACGAGCTCTCAGTCTGGATCGAGTCCCGCCGCAATCCTGATGGTGAGTCCCAGTGCCTGATCACCTGGGACCCGGTGCAGTTCTATGCCTCAGTGGCTGACGTCCGGCCGACGGCGCTGGACCTGCTGACCTGCGCCGCCTGTGCCGAGATGATGATGGTCGTCTCGGACATGGGACTGCCCCCGGAGCATGTCACCAGGCTGGGCGCGGCTGCCCTGCGCAAGTCCGGCCGCGCCGGACTGCTCGGCACCCCCGCCACGATGATGCTCGGCCCAGCCGGGAGCTCGAAGACAGGCGAGGCGGCAGTCACCATGCGCCGCGGGACGCAGAAGGCCACCATCCCGGCCGCTGACGCGCGCCAGATTGCCCTGCAGTTCCTCGAGATGGCCGAGGCCGCCGAGTCCGACGATCTCGTCAGTGAGGCCATGATCGGAACCGGGATCAGCACCGCTCAGGCAGACCGCGCCTTTAAGTACCTGCTCGCACTGCGCGGCGCAGCGGACGCCGGGGCGCCGTGAATCCGAGCAGTTGGCGGTGACCTGATGCGTGTCGTCACGCTATGGCGCGCATCCTGACGTCGTATGCTAATCATCCGGTCTTTTCTGCAGGGACGGGTCTGGCATGCAGGTTTTCCGCGAGTTCTCCTTCGAGGCAGCGCACTCCCTGCCTGCCGTGCCCGATGGGCACAAGTGCGCCAGGCTGCACGGCCATTCTTATCAGGTGGAGATCCACATAACCGGCCCTCTTGATCATGAAAAGGGATGGGTAACGGACTTTGCAGACATTACGTCGGCGTTCGAGCCGCTGCGTCGGCAACTCGATCATCACTGTCTCAATGACGTGCCCGGCCTGGCTAACCCGACCTGCGAGTATCTCGCCTGCTGGATCTGGGATCACCTGAGCGCGCAGCTTGACCTCGTCCAGGTCACGGTCCGCGAGCACGCCGGGGCAGGATGCGTGTACTGCGGTGAACTGCCGCCATGAGCCCCGTGTTCTACCTGGGGACGCACATGCCGTCCTGGCTGGCCGACCCCGGGGTCGATTTCGAGCTCTTCATCTCCTATAACCGGCTGTTCAGGCGCCGGACGCTGCCCGTCTCTACTCACCCGTGGGCACTGGACAGCATGGGATTCACCATGCTGAAGGACTTCGGCCGGTGGACGTTCTCCGCCGCCGAGTACGTCCGCAATGTGCGCCGGTTCCGCGACGAGATCGGCAAGATGGAGTGGGCCGCGCCCATGGACCGCATGTGCGAGGACGCGGTGATCAGGGGGGGGTGGTACGGCCGACCGGGCCGCCGCTCGTACTTTGTCGGCACGAAACTGACAGTGCCGGTCCATCAGGAGCGCACGGTATGGAATTACATGGACCTGATGTGGCTGGATGCCACGCTGCCGGTCATCCCCGTCCTGCAGGGCTATACCATCGCGGAGTACCTCCGCTGCCGCGACAGGTACGAGAAAGCGGGCATCGACCTGCTGAACGCCTCCCACCTGTACCCGCAGCGCCCAGACTGGTGGCGCGTCGGCCTGGGCAGCGTGTGCCGCCGCCAGGACACCGGCGAGATCGCGGCCATCGCCGCCGAGTTCGCAGACACGGGACTGGCGCTGCACGGCTTCGGCGTCAAGGCGCTCGGGCTGAGCAAGTACGCCCACGACCTGCGCTCCTGCGACTCGTCGGCATGGTCTGACCGCGGGCGCCACGTCAGGGGCTGCAGCCCCGGGCACAAGACAGAGGCTAACTGCCTGGCTTTCGCCCGCGGGTACCGCACCCGGGCGCTGAACCGGATCCCGTCCTTCTACTGCCCGCGCCTTACCTCCCCGGTCTTCGCGGAGCCGCCCCGGCGGGCCGATCTGGCCGGCACCGGGCTGCAGGTTCCCGCATAGCGGCACCTTGCGTGCCCCTGGGGGGCGTCCTGTAGTCTTTGGCTCGGCCCGTCCTTAACCGGGCGGGTGCCTGTCATGCTGATCTCTCCTCTCAAGTTAGATTGCCTTGACAGGGTAACCAGCGCCGGATCCCTCCGTGCCTAGGCCCGAGGGATCCGGCGCTGCGCTTTGTCAGCCTCCTGAGCCGGAACTGCCGTTCGCGATGACAGCGGCCGCCGAGCCGCCGGGCCAGCACGAGAACCCGGCCGGGACGGCCTGGCCCTGCTTGATCATCTGGCTGAGCAAGTCCAGGCACCTGGAGACCAGCACGTCCGGGTCGTGGCTGACGGACGCCGCGAGCTCCTTGTTCGCCGCGGACTCCTGCTGCGCGGTGTGCACGGCCTGCTGGGCGATGAGCGTCGAGGCGATCTGCTGCTGCAGCGAGTTCAGCCGCGCCTGCGTGGCCTGGTCGTAGGTGACGTAGGGCATGATCACCTTGAGCACGTCGATCTGAGCGCCGATCTCCCGGCGCATCTGCGCGGCGATCTGCCCCGAGAACCCGGTCCACTCGGTGGTGCCCGACGTCCCGCTGGCCGCCAGGTCGGCGATCGGCGAGTAGCCGGCCAGCTGCTGGTTGACAGCCTGCTCCAGCTCCCGGTCGACCAGCGCTGCCCGGACGTCGGAGAAGCTGTGGTAGCTGCGGTACAGCGCGTCTGCGGCGCGGGGCCGGATCCGCCACTGGATCGTGATGTCCACGCAGGCGGTCTGCTGGCCGCCGATGCGCACGCTCAGGCAGTCCGCGCCGGCGTCGGTGGTGGTCTGGATCGCCCCGTCCATCTCGGTGACGTTGTCCCACGGCGCCTTGAAGTGCAGGCCGTCGCCCAGGTCTCCCGTCGGCCGGCCGAAGTTCGTCTCGACGCCGATCGCCTGCGTGCTGACCACCACCGGCGATGACACCACCACCATCAGGACCGCCAGGCCCCCGAGCACGGCCGCGACGCCCCGCACGGCGGCCCGCTGCGCGGCCTCGTCGCGGCTGGTGCCGTTCAGTGCCAGCGACAGGAGGGCCGCGGCGATCGCGAGGATTGCGAAGATGATGGCGACCCACATCGTTGCGGGCATGAATTTTCCCTTTCCCCCCGGAATAGGCAGCCAGGAAAGCCACGCTCTCTGGCAGCAGGAACCTCGGGGGGAATGCGGTCTACCGTAGCGGCTGCGCACGGGGCCGGCGTTACGGGTAACATGCCAGCTAGCGGGTGCAGTGGCTTTCCCGGTCGTTCCCCCCGGCCGTTCCCGCTGGCACCGGCAGTTGCCAGTCAGGGGGAGCAGTGCGCGACGCCCACGACCACCGGCCCTCGCGACGGGTCGCGATTACCGTAATCCTCGACCGGTCCGGGTCGATGAACTCCGTCCGCACGGACATGGAAGGCGCATTCGGCGCCTTTATCGCCGAGCAGCGCGAGCAGCCCGGCGAGTGCACGGTCACCCTCTACCAGTTCCACCACGACGGCCTGGGCCTGGACCTGAAGAAGGTCTACGAGGACTGCCCGCTGGCCATCGCGCCCCCGCTGAGGCTGATCCCCGGCGGCCGCACTCCCCTGCTCGACGCCATGGGCACCGTGCTGACCCGCGAGCGTGCGCGGTACGAGGCGCTCCCGGCTGCGCGGCGGCCGCACCCGGTTGTCGTGGTCATCACCGACGGCGCGGAGAACATCTCGCGCGAGTGGACGCCGGCTGGCGTCCGGGCCCTGACGGGCGAGCTGCAGGATGCCGGGTGGCTGTTCACCTACCTCGGCGCCAACCAGGACGCTTTCGCCGTGGCCGGGTCCCTGGGCATCGCCCGCGATGCGACGATGGACTGGCATGCGAGCGCAGCCGGCACCTGCGGCTCAGTCAGCGGGATGAGCTCGATGGTTTCCCGTACTCGCTCCGCTTACGCCAGTAATGCCGATCCGGTAGAGGTTCATGCCGCCTTCTCCTACACTCCCGGTGAGCGATCGGATGCGGGGGGTAGCGAGAATGCGTAAGGCTGCAGGGGCATCAGCGGCGGGCACCGTCCTGGTGCCGGTCCCCGGACGGTATGCGGGGGACATGTTCGGGCTGCAGACTCTCTTCCCGGAAGAGGCCGAGCGTCCCCGCGCCTGCGATGCCGCCGCAGTCCCGCAGGCAGCTGCCCGGGCGCTGGAGATCCTCCGCGAGCGCGGCTGGGCGCAGCATGTCACCCTCGCCGCAGACGGTGCTGTCTGCGGCGGGGGCGCGGTCTTCATGGCAGCCGCAGGCGATCAGTGGCTGCCCGCCTGGGCCGGGCAGCTGCCATGCCCCCTGGCCATCGCCGTGCTGGAGAAGTGCGCGGACATCATCCGCGAGCAGTTCCACCCGGTGGCTGCCGCCGGATTCGCCCCCGACCGCGGCCGTGCCGCGCAGAACGCGATGATCGGGTTCAACGATGCCCCCGGGTGCGGGGGCGTCCCCGCGCAGCGGCGCACGCGTGCCGACGTCGAGCTCGTGCTCGAGAAGGCCGCCGCCGGGTGAGCCCGGCGCTGATCCGCGGCCGGGCCCTGACCGGGCACCGTCGCGCCTGGCGGCTGAGCCGCACGGTCGCGCTCCCGGCCGAGGTGCCGGTCACCGTCGGCTTCGACCGCCGCCGCGTCATCGGCACTGCGGCACTGACCCGCGACCCGGACGGCATCATCTGGGCCGAGGCCAGGGTCGGCGCCCCGGCGTCCCTGCTGCGGGCCTGCCCGTGGCTCGGGCTGCACGTCACCAGCGCGGTCATGCATCCCTCCGGGCGCGGCCGGCCGCTCGTCACCGGCCGCATCGCCGGGGTCTCCCTGATGCGCCAGCCCGGCGACCGGCGGCTCGCGCAGTACGAGATTGTCAGCTAAGTCCCCTGCACCGGGCTAATCCGGGCAAACCCGGCTGCGTCGCGGCGCGCGTCGTGGCATCATCACGCGCCGTGAGCGATACTCGTATCTGCTTCGCTGCAGCTGAGGTGACTTCCGGGCTCCCCGGCTGCCGGTTCTGGGAAGTCGCGCTTGTCGTCTGGCGCGGTCCCCGGCGTGATGAGTTCGTCTGGTTCGTCCATCAGGCGGATCTTGACCTAGACGGCGCCGACTGCAGCGCACTGCGTGATATCCGCGCCCGCCACCCCCAGATTGCCCCCGGCGGCGACGGCCGGCCGCCGCTGCGCGAGCGGCAGGTCCTGGACCTGGTCAGCCGCCAGCTGCGCGGCGCGGAGCTAGTCACCCTCAAGGACGCCACCGAGGCCGTCCTGGCCGCGCGCCTGGGCGCCCGCCTGATGGCGGTGCCGTGGGCCGGTCACTCTTCCGCGCCGCTTGAGGATGCGCCGCCGCCTGCGGTCCGCCAGCTGCCCTGCGTCCCGGGCGCGCTCGGCGCAGCCCGGCGCGCGGAAGCACTGTTCCATGCGGTCCCGGTGCGTTATCCGGGATAATCACAGCGTGACCGAAGTTCCCGGCGGCCTGCGGGTCTGCGCCTGGTACGGTGGCGAGACCTCGCCGCGGCTGTACCTGGCCCCGGCCCGCGTGGTCACCGCGATGCCGGCCGTGATCTGCGCGGCCTACGAGGGAGTCTCACCGGAGCCGGGCGAGATGCCCGACCCCTTCATCCGCCTGACGCTCATGCTGGAGGATCCCGAACTGCGCGGCCTGTCGTTCGCGGCCGTCGCCCGGATCGCCACCCGGCTGGCCGGCCACCTGGCCTCGGCGGACGAGGACTGGCCGTCCGAGGTCGCCCTCGTGAGCGCCCAGCCGGTGATCAGCACGCGCGCCGGGTTCCTGATCACCGCGCCGGACTGGGACGTCGCCGTCTCCTGGCTTGAATCTGCGGTCGTGCTTCCCGCCTGACCCGCCCCGCCCTCGAAAGCGCCTCCGGTTCCGCCGGGGTGCTTTCTCGTTCCGCGTGAGGGGAGGGGCATGCCGCCGAAGCTGACGCTGGCCGGGAGGATCGACCAGGCACGCAAGGACGAGCGCGCAGCTGAACTGGCCGCCCGCGGCCTGACGCTGCGCGAGATCGCCGACGAGCTCGGCGTGGCCACCCCCGAGGCTGCCCGGCGGATGGTCAACCGGTACCTCGCCCGCTTCCCGGCCGAGACCGCCGAGGAAGTCCGGCGCCTGGGCAGCGCCCGGCTGGACAGGGCCATCCACCGGCTGATGGAGGTCCTCGACTACACCACCTACATCTACACCCCCCAGGGAGAGCTCGTCCGCGGCCCGGACGGCCAGCCGATGGTCGACTACGACAAGACCATCCGCGCCGCGCTGGCGATCTCGGCGATAGAGGAGCGCCGGGCCCGGCTGTACGGGGCCGACGCGCCCAAGCGCAGCGTCGAGCTGCGGATGGACTACGACACCATCAAGTCGGCGCTGGAAGAGCAGGGCAAGGCCCTGGGCATCCCCGACCCGCTCGCCGCAGCCCGGGCGATCGCGGCGCTGCCGGCCGCGCCGCACGAGGAGAAGGGCAGTGGCGGGACGCCCCCGGGCCGCTAGCGCCGACCCGCAGTGGGATCCGCTGCAGTACCGGCAGTTCCTGGAGCTCGCGCGCGCCTTCCAGGCCGCCGAGATGCAGCAGCAGGCCATGGACGAGGGCATCGGCCGCTACGTGCACGACCCTGTGGGCTTCGTCGACAACTGCGTGTCCTTCCGCGGCAGCACCGGGCTGACTTCCTATCAGCGCGAGATCATGCAGGCCCTGGTCGACCGCAAGCGCGTCGCAGTGCGCGGGCCCCACGGACTGGGCAAAACGGGCGTATCAGCACTTGTCATCCTATGGTTTGCACTGACTCGCGAGGCGACAGGCTGCGACTGGAAGTGCGTGGCCACGGCCGGGGGCTGGCGCCAGCTGGAGCACTACCTGTGGCCCGAGGTTCGCAAGTGGTCCAAGCGCCTGGTCTGGAACGAGATTGGCCGCAGCCCGTTCGACGAGCGCAACGAGCTCATGGCCCTGAAGCTGAAGCTGCGGATGGGCGAGGCGTTCGCTGCGGCGTCCGACAAGCCGGAACTGATCGAGGGCGCGCACGCCGACTCGATCCTCTATATCTTCGATGAGTCCAAGGCGATCATTGCCGGGACGTTCGATGCCGCCGAGGGCGCATTCTCCGGTGCCGAGGCTGGCGACGGCATGGAAGCGTACGCGCTGGCCATGTCCACCCCCGGCGAGCCGTCCGGGCGGTTTTACGAGATTCACTGCAGGGCCCCCGGCACGGAAGACTGGTGGACCCGGCACGTCACGCTGAACGAGGCCATCGAGGCCCGCCGCGTGTCCCGTAAGTGGGCTGACCAGCGCGCCTTGCAGTGGGGCACCACTACGGCCGTCTACAACAACCGCGTCCTGGGCGAGTTCTGGAGCAGCGACGAGGACGCCATCGTCCCGCTGTCGTGGATCGAGGCATCGAACGAGCGGTGGCGCGAGTGGACAGCCGACGGGCGGCCGCAGCAGCCCGGCCCCTACATTATCGGCGTCGACATCGCCCGGTCCGGATCCGACCGCAGCGTCCTGGCCCTGCGCTCAGGCCCGGTCATCACCGAGCTGCGCACTGCGGTCCGCGAGGACACCATGGCCACCACCGGCCGTGTCAAGGGCATGCTGGACGCCAACCCCGACGCCACGGCGATCGTCGACGTTATCGGCATCGGAGCGGGCGTCGTCGACCGGCTGCGGGAGATGAAGGCAAAGGTCGAGGCGTTCACCGCCTCGGCTGCTACCCGGCGCCGTGACGCCTCGGGCGAGCTGGGCTTCTCGAACCTGCGCAGCGCCGGGTGGTGGAACCTGCGCGAGATGCTCGACCCGGCCCGCGGGGCCACCCTCGCCCTGCCGCCGGATGACCTGCTGACCGGCGACCTGACTGCGGTGCACTACAAGCCGATGTCCGGCGGCAAGATCATGGTCGAGTCCAAGGATGACATCCGCAAGCGCATCGGCCGGTCCACCGACCACGGCGACGCGGTCATGCAGGCGTGCTGGGGCTCGGGGATCTCCTGGCTGGACGCCTACAACGTCATCGTCTGCGAGAAATGCGAGCGCGCCCAGGTCCGCAAGGAAGGCCGCACCGAGTGCCCCTACTGCCGGGCACCCCTCGGGCGCGAAGACGAGGAGGCGGCCTGATGGCGAGCCGCGAGGCTGTCCTGGACCTGCTGGAAACCGCGCTCGGCGTGGCCCGGGCCGGCGGCTGGGCACCCCGGGGCGAGACCGGACCGCGGGAGAACCCGGCCGCGCCGCACGACATCGCGGGCGCGCTGGACTGCGCGGCCTGGGCAACGGACGCCAGCGGCCGCGACGTCGCGGCCGCCGTCGAGATCCTGTGCGCCGTCATGATCGCCTATTTCCCCGAGCGCGCCGGCCCTGCGGGGATGGTGCTGAGCGCCTTCTACGACGATGCGCGCACCACCGGCGCCGACTGCGAGCAGATGCTGCGCAGCGCCTCCCGTCACCTGCGGCTAGGCGCCGCCCAGTGACCGCAGCCACCCCCGCGCCTCGGCGAGGTTCGCGTCGGTCAGCGCGGTTTCCGGGTCGACCGTAACCACCCTGAACTCCGGCAGGCCGTGCGCCTGCGCCAGGTAGCCGGGGATGTCCGGGTCGTTGTCCAGCCAGCAGAACGGGCGCATCTGCTCCGTGCGGACATGCTGGCCGCCAGGGCTCGCCAGCCACGTGATCAGGTTCAGGCACTTCCATACGCCCTCGGGCGGCCGGTCTTTCATCTCAGCCGGGTAGTCCATGATGCGGACAACAGGCAGCTGCGGCAGGCCGAAGACCGGCGAGACGTAGATGTTGGCCCCGTCCGTCCAGCCGGTGCACCAGCCCAGCTCGGCACCGGTCTCCTCGGCCACCCGCATCAGCTTCACGCCCATTGTCCGGTCGACGTGACGTGCGCTGACGCCGAACATCTGCTTGCGCAGGTGCCGGTGATGCGGGTGCCTGCAGTGCGGCGGATCGTCCTTGCCTGCCCCTTCCCGCTTCTGCCACAGCAGCACGTCGTCGACGTCGACCAGCAGCCAGGGCCTCATTCCGGTGGCCCGGCCTCGGTGAAGTCGTCCACGTCGAACGGCTCCGGATCCCGGCCGTAGATCTCCGGCTCGCGCAACCGCAGCGCCAGCGTCACCCGCCATTCCCGCACCCACCTGCGCATGTGCCTGAGCATCTCGCCTCTCTGCTGGCCGGGTGGCGCTCAGCGTAGCGCGCCCGCCCGCCCGACAAGAAGGAAGCGTGCCCGCATGACCGCACCTGACGGATTTGCCGCCTACCTGCGCCGGCTCGGCCTGAGCTCCGGGCCCGACGGAGAGCGGTTCACCGACGAGGACGCCGCCGGCATCATGCGCGCCCTGAGCGCGGCCCGTCACCCGGCCTCCGCCGCGCCCCGGCCGGCACCTGCGGGCTTCACGGACCTGTCCAGCCCGCTGCACCAGGCGGCGATCTCGCTGCACGAGGCATTCAGCGCCCTGACCGCCGCCGGGTTCACCGAGGACCAGGCACTGAAGTACCTGACCTGGACCCGGCCGCCGGCAGCGGAGTGACGCTGTGCCCTCGGTGCGCATGTCCCGGCTGTCAACGCAGTACGTCCAGGTCCCGGTCGAGGCCATCATCAGCGGGGCGGCCTACAACCCGACCGGTGACATCGTGCGGATGGCCTTCATGTCCGGCTGGGCACTGCCGGAAGACTCCGACTGGCTCGCCGCGTCCTGGTCCGATTCCACCGCGCCCGGCATCTACCTGGCCCAGTGCCTAGTCGGCCCTCAGAACGGCGGCAAGGACCTCGGGCCCGGCACCTATGCCATCTGGGTGCAGATCACCGACAGTCCGGAGATCCCCGTCTTCACTCCCGGATCGCTGGTGATCACGTGATCAGCCGTCACGAGCTCCCCACCCACCAGGTCGCCATCACCGGCGCATCCGGGCGCCTGCAGATCACGATCGACGGCCATGAACTGCGCACCTGCACGCGGGCCAGGCTCACGCTTGACGCCGACTCCCCGCTGCCCGTGCTCGAACTGTCCCTGCTCGTACTCGACGACCTCACCACTGCGGTACCCGCCGTGGTGCTCCTTGACGATTCCGCGCGCCAGGCCCTGCTCGCCATGGGCTGGACACCTCCGGAGGACTAGATGACCTACAGCCCCGCCGTCAACTGCAGCACCTGGACCATCGCCGGCGACGGCGGATACTGGTCGAACGGGATCTGGTACCAGTGGGCGCCTGCCGGCCGGACGACAGCACCAGCCGCCGTCACTCCTGTGGCCGCCCACGCGCAGGGCTGGCAGTGCGCCGGGTGCGGCCTGGTCCTGGCCCCCTGGGTGCCCTCGCACGAGTGCCCGAAGAGCGCTGCCGCTGAGCCGCAGTTCCTGGCCAAGAACGACCCGGCCGCCGGCGGCGACGCCGGGTGATGTTCCGCGCAGGCCGCCAGGTCAGCCAGATCCGCCGCGCCCTGAGCGCCGCCGGAATCGACGTCATCGGCGGCGACGCTGCGGCCGCCGTCGAGCGGGCACTGGCCACCCTGCGCAGGCTCCGCGAGGTACCGGCAGAGCCTGCGCTGCAGGGCGACGAGGCCGCCGCGCTGCGCGAGGAGTTCCGCCGTCGCCGCTGCCAGCACTGCGGCGGCGCGCACGCCCGGGCGTGCCCGCGCGTGCGCAAGTTCCGTTTCCACGCCGACTCCAAGCTGGCGTCAGTCGAGTTCTGGCCGCGTGGCGACTGGAGCGACGACGGCATCCTGTGGCCGGAATCGCTGCCCCCCGACCCCGCCGAGGACAGTCAGGACGACCCCCCCGGCTGAGGGGGATGCTTGCCTCCGCGTTACGCGGGGCGTAACCTGAAGCCCTCTCTCCTACAGAGAACGCCCTGCCCCCCGGCGCGCGCCGCCCGGGGGCAGCGTGTTTTACGGGGACTGGCTCGCGAGGCCGCCTCGGCAGGAACTGGGACTGCCGGGGCCCCCCTCTTCCCGGCAGGCGTCTCCCCCCTCTTCCCGGAGGGGGATTTCCGTGCGGCACCCGCAGGAGATCACGCACGCCTGCCCGCCGCCCGGCTGGCAGGTGACGGCGTGCTGCGCGAGGACCCCGTTCGACCTGCCGCGCTGGGACCGCATGACCACGGACGCGGCACTGGTGACCTGCGGCGCACGCCCGCGTCCCCCGCACTGCGGGTGCTGTCAGTGCACGTGCGGCGACTGCGTGCCGCCGGGGCAGCGGGCGGCGTGACTGCCGGGCGCCATACCTGCCCCTGCCGGGTCCGGGCGGCGAGGCCTTCATACGCAAAGCGCAGCAAGGACACCTGGGTGGATCATGATGATCCCTGCAGGGCACCCGGCCCGACCTGCTCGTGGTGCGGGTCCCTGCAGCCCCGGTGGTTCATGATCCTCGCGCGGAGCTGGACGCTGATACCGGGCGACTCCGATGATCAGGTGACCATCGCCGAGCCCGCCACCCCTGAGCAGGTGACCCGGGCGAAAGCCGGGTGGCTCGCCATCCCCGACGGGATCGCTGCGGCCATCCGCGCCGAAACCGCTCCGCGCTACCGTACCGAGGCTCCCGTTACCCGGGCCCTTGACCGCGAGTGGGAAGAGCACTGGCTGCCTTTCCTGAGCGGTCAGCGGCGCAGCGATTTCCGGTTCCGGCACCTGGGCGACGAGGACCGCGCCACGTTCGAGCAGCTGCACGCGGACGGCAATCTGACGATCGGCTTCCCGGGCTCTTTCCCCATCGCGCCCTGGTTCATGGCCGAAGGCGACTGGGAGGCCGGGCTGGATGAGTAAGAGCACCGGCATCGACGCGGACCTGGCCACATTCCGGATGATCTCGGTCCTGCGCCAGCGCGGCACGACCTGGCGCGAGATCGGCTCGGTGACCGGCAAGTCCCCCCAGGTCGCCAAGCGCGACGCCAAGCGACTGCTGGCGCGCCTGCGCCAGCGGACCGAGGCCGGGGAAGCACGGGCTGCGAGTGCCCTGCCTGGCGGGTGCTACTTCCCGCTCGAGGATGGGCCGGACCCTCAGGACGCGGCATGAGCGAGCCCCGCCTCGACCCGGTCCACCTCGGGCAGGCAGAGCGATGGGGCGGCTGGTCCTGGGACCGGCCAGCCAGCGGCGAGCATTTCCGCCGGTGCTCCTACTGCGGCTCGATTCGTCCTGAGGACCTGGCGGCCGAGCCGGCATGGAAAGCCGAGTGGGCCGACAGGAAATATAATTTCCCCCACAAATTTTACATAGACATTCCGAACCGGTCCCCGGCCACGCTGTTTGTCATCGGCTCACACCGCGGGTGCCGGTGGCCAGCCCCGGCGCCGGGGGCCCGGCCCGGCGGGGCGGGGTGGGTCGCCTTCGAGAGGCTGACCCGCCAGCAGCGGGCCCTTGCCCGGCGCGACGGCTGGAGCGTCACCCGGGACGACCACAGCGACTACTACCAGTTCGGCACCCGCGCTGCCCACTACGCGAAGTTCTACACCATGCACCTGGCTGACCCGGACGTCAGCGAGACAGCCCGTGAGACGATCCAGCGGGTCAGCGGGCTGTGCTTTGAGTTCGCTGGTGACGGGAGCGTGCGCTGGCGCCCGCATGAGGACGCGGCCGGGGAGGCAACGGCCTGATGCGCGTTACCGTCCTTTCCGCCGTCGAGGCGCGCGAGCGCAACCAGCGCTTCCGCGCCAGCGGCCTGAGCCGCTCGGCTTTCGAGCGGGCGGAGATGGAGCGCACCGGGACGACGGTGTTCGTCTGGTGGGAAGACGAAGAAGGCCGCTACGACGCGTTCACGTACTGCTGCCCGGCCTGCGCCGGGCTGTGCTACGGCCAGCTCGGTGAGCAGCCCGTCAGCGGCTGGGACCGCCCGCGATGGGTGAACACCGGCACCCGTGAGCGGCCGACGCTCACCCCGTCGCTGGGCTGCGGATGCTGGCGGCGCGGCGAGGGCGACGGCCACTGGTGGCTGCGCGACGGGGAGCTAGTCCCCGCCTGAGGGTTGCATGAGCCGGCTACTACTGCCGGCGGGCTTCCAGCCATGCCTGCCACCTTCCCCCGGTATCGTGCGCGGACGGCAGTAGCACCTTGTCCTGGTAGTGCGGGCCGGGGAACACGGTGATCCCGAAGAACAGCGTCTGCAGGTAAAGCGAGCAGTTCCCGTATTCGTCGCCGGCGTGGCCGCCCCAGACTTTGTGCCACGGGACATCGCCTCGCTCCCGCCACTGCGGCCCGTGCAAGTGAACCCGGCGTCCGTACCAGCTCTTCATGATTCCTGAAGCTCCTCGCCGAGGCGCGTTATCTCATCAGCGACCGCGCGGAGTCGCTCACCACCCCGGCGCTCGAAGTCAAGCAGCGCTGCGACGTCGATGAGTCCGCAGCCCGGGCACGCGCCCGGCAGTACCCCCGTCTCGATCAGTCCCTCCACATACGGCTGCGAGACGTTCAGGAATCTCGCTGCCTCGCTGGCCGAGACCCCCGCTGTCCGGCACGTCCTCACCCCCCGCCTGAAGCCTATTCCGACAACACGGACGGGGGCGCTTCCTTGGCCACGAGCCAGCGGGCGATCATGCGTGCCCTGAAGGCGACCGCGCCCTCGCAGATGGGCGGCTACGGCTCCGCGCCGCCGCCGTTCCTGAGCCCTGGCCCCTCGCCCCTGGTGGCCAGCTACAACGAGTGGACCTCGGGCCACGCCTACGGCCAGCAGCAGGCTCTGCCACGCGAGTGGATGCAGTTCCTGGGCGGCATGTTCGGCCCGCTGTCCCCGATCGGCCCGGTCCCGGTCGACCTGCCGCCTGCGGGCGAGGGCCACTCCCAGCCGCGTCGCTGGCAGTACCCGGTGGGCTGGGATATGCCCCAGGCTGCACCAGGAACTGAGGGTATCGGAAAGCTCGCGGACTTTCAGACACTACGCACCCTAGCGGACTTGTACTCCGTAGCGCGTAGTTGCATAAATCTACGCAAATCGGAACTGCGAGGCGTCGGCTGGGATATCGCGCCGACCAAGCACGCCTCCAAGGCCATGCGCGGCGACCACAAGGGAATGGCCGAGTTCGCGGCCCGCCGAGCCGAGGCCGTCCGGTTCTTCCGGCGGCCGGACCCGAACTACTCCGACTTCACCGCCTGGTTCGACGCGGTCCTCGAGGAGATGCTCGTCACCGACGCCCTGTCGATCTACATCCACCCTTCGCGGCTGCACGGCAAGGGACTGTTCGGGTCCGACGTCGCCGCCCTGGACCTGATCGACGGCTCTCTGGTCAGGCCCCTCGTCAACGTCCGCGGCGAGCGCCCGCCGCCCCCCAACGTCGCTTTTCAGCAGTATTTGCACGGTGTGCCCCGTGTTGACCTTATGACCCTGATTCTAGACGAGGACACCGACGACAAGGGACTGGCCGCGGAGTACAGCGACTCGCAGCTGATGTACCTGCCGTACACCCCGCGGGTGTGGTCGCCCTACGGGCAGGCGCCGGTCGAGCGGGCGATCATGCCGATCATGGCCGGGCTGCGCAAGCAGCAGTGGGTCCTCAACTACTTCGACGACCGGTCAGTGCCGGGCATGTTCGTCTCCCCCGGCGATCCCAACATGACCCCGAATCAGCTCCGGGAACTGCAGGACGCCCTTAATGCGGTGGCCACGGACCAGTCCTGGCAGCACAAGATTATCGTCCTGCCGGGCGGCTCGAAAGTCGATCCGCAGAAGCCCCTGACGCTTGCCGACGCATTCGACAACGTCATCATGATCCAGACGTGCTGCGTTCCTGGCACGAAGGTGATGACTCGCCGCGGGCTCGTGGCAATCGAGGACGTCCGCGTCGGCGATCGGGTCATGACTCATCGCGGACGCTGGCGTGCGGTGAGCAAGACCATGTCAAATCCGGTACACGCGCCAGTACGGAAGATCACCGCCAAGGGGCTCGCCCCGCTTGAGGTCACCGGCAATCATCCCATCTGGAGCGCCCGGTATAGCCAGTCGCGGACTCATCGTCAGTCCTACGAGGAGACGCGCTGGATTGCGGCGAGCGACGCGCGGCCGAAGGACACAGGCGGCGAATTCGACGCGCTGACGCTCCCGCTCCCGGTGACCGGCTCAGCTGATGCACGGCTGCGAATCATGGACCACGTACGCAGGCGGAAGTGGGTGCTTGATCCGGGCGACGGTCTTCTGAAGATCGCTGGTCGCTGCAACCCGATCCCGGGCGAGGTGCCAATGAACGCCGCCCTCGGACGCCTCCTCGGTTTCTACATGGCCGAAGGGTGCACTGGTGCCGGGCAGGTGACCTGGGCGTTCCATGAAGACGAAGTCGCCTATCAGCAGCAGGTACTCGATGACCTTTCTGCAGTGTTCGGACTTACCGCGAAGATCACTCCGATGTTCAATGAGAAGTGCGTGCGAGTGGAATGCTCCAGTGTTCTGCTGGCGGAACTTTTCTCCTGTGGTACCGCTCAGAGTAAGAAGCTGCCCGAATGGGCCTGGGATGGCTCGGCGGAGTTCTACGCATCCCTGCTTTGGGGCTGGAGCGCTGGTGACGGAACGCTGACGCCAAGCGGCTGGCGCGGCTACACCACGAGCGAAACCCTGGCTTGGCAGATGCGGATGGTCGCACTGGCCTGCGGACTGGAGTCACAGTTGCGTGCTCAGCGGCAGACTCAGTCGGAGATCGACGGAAGGAAGATCCAGGGTAGCGACACCATCTACGTTCTCCAGGTCGTCCGGAAGCAGGAGCGACGCGGCACCTACCGTATCGACGGCCCGCACCTGACGTCGCCGGTCCGGTCTAACGAATTGTCCGATTACACCGGACACGTCGTCTATAACCTAGAAGTGGAGGACGACAACTCTTACGTGACGACTGGCGGCGTTTGCCATAACTGCATGGCATTCGACGTAATGCCGTTCGAGCTGGGCATCATGCCCGAGGTCTCGACCACGGTCGCGTCCGGTGCCGCACGTCAGATGGCCACCGCGGCCCAGGATATCCAGGAGCGCAAGTCTACCGTCCCGCTTCTCCTTTTCCTGAAGATGGCGATTTTCGATCGCATTATTCAGGACGTGTGCGGAATGCACGATATGGAGTGGCAATGGGAGGGACTTGAAGAAGATGAAGACTCCAAGTTGCTCACCGATCTTCTGGTCGAGCAGCTGGGTGCCGGTCTTTGCTCTATTGACGAGGCGCGGCAGGAGCTTGGCCGCGACCCGTGGGGCCTTCCTATCACGTCCGACCCGGGATGGGCTACCCAGTGGGGTGGTTTCGTTCCTCTCACCGGCATTTCCACGGCCACCGCGAACCCGCAGGGCGGCGCGCCGGCACCGGGCAATGCGCCGCCAGCCCCGAAGCCGCCCGGCGCGGGCCAGCCGGCCGACCTGGAGGAGCCCGGCGACATCCGGCACACCGGTGCGCCGTCGCTGCCCGCCGGCGCCGGGGCCGGGGTGCCGCGCAACCGGGCCACGCGCTCGACGCGCCGCGACCAGGCCGCCGGGATCACCGGCCGGCAGCAGGAAGCCGCGAACGCCCGGCCGACGCCCGCGCATGAGGCCGACATGGCCAACGCCCGGGCCGAGAGCGGGCTGGCGGGCACGCGGCGGCCGGTGCGCAAGTCAGCCGGCGCGGAGCGCGAGCTGAGCCTGCTCAAGTCGCACCTGCGGCGCGGCGGGAACCTGGCCGCGTGGGAGCCGCGCGACATCCCGGCCCAGGTGCTGGAACTGCTGTCCGAGGATCTGGGCAAGGGACTTACCGCCGACCAGGCCTGCGACATCGCCGCCGGGCTGCTGCCCGAGGCCGCCGGGGAAGTCACGGCCGGCCATGGCCACGGCGACGACACCGAGCACGTCTACGCCTACCTGACCCGCCAGTACCCGGCCAGCGTGCTGGGCTGGGTCAGGAAGGCCCGGTGGCGCGGCCCGGTCACCGTCAGCCTGTCTGACATCGACATGGGGCGCCGGCCCGGCGGGGCCCGCAGTGAGCAGCGCGTCGCGCAGATCGCCGCCGATGCCAGCGCCGGGCAGCACCTGCATCCCGTCGTCCTGGTCGACACCCCCGGCGGCGGCAAGTACAAGATCGCCGACGGCTGGCACCGCACCCTCGGCCTGAAGCACGCCGGGAAGACGCAGGTATCCGCGTGGATCGGCGAGGTCGACGAGGCCGACGGCCCGTGGGACGGCCAGATGAACCGCGAGCGCATCCCGCTGGCCAAGTCCGCGCAGGACTGATCCGGTGGACCTGACCATCCCGGTCACGATCGAGGCAGACGGCAGCAGCATCGCCCGGACCGTGCAGCGGCACGTGCTGGACAAGGCCACCACCCAGCAGTGGCCCGGCTGGTGGCGCGATGAGCAGATCGCCGCTGAGTTCGCGCAGCAGATCGCCGCCGCCCTCGCGGCGGCCGTCAGCCCGAGCCTGCTGGCCGAGGGCTGGCTCGCCGGCCAGCAGGAAGCTGTCGGCGTGCACCACCGGCACCGCCGCCGGCACCGCCCTCACGAGCCGCCGGCGCAGTCCCCGGGCCCCGCGCCCGCCGGGCAGCCGCAGCGCCGGCAGCGGCCTGTCACGCAGCGCCAGCCCTCCTGGCCGAACGCGCGCCTGTACCTCACCATGGCGGGCGTTCCCGCCGCGCTGACGGCGGCACTGCTGGACGTCCTGCGGCAGCTATGGCAGCTGGCCTGGCGACTCGGCCGCGAGGCAGTCCTGCAGGTCCTCGGCGCGGGTGAGCTCGCAGCAGCCTGGGCGGCGCTGGATGCCCTCCTGGCCGAGGGGCAGGGCCGCCTTCCCGCGATTGTGGAAACGCGGATCAGCCGGCTCGCCCGGGTGCTCACCGCAGCACTGGACTCCGGTGCCGGCGCGGACTCGCTCGCTGCCGAGATCACCGCCATCCTCGGCAGCCCCGCCGCCGCGCTGGCCATCGCGCAGAGCGAGGTGACCTGGGCTTCCTCGGCCGCCGCGCTGGACGCGTATGCCGGTGCCGGGATCGCCCGCGTCCGCTGGCAGACCGAGAACGACAGCCGCGTCTGCGCCGCCTGCCGCGCTAACCAGGCTGCCGGGTCCCGCGAGATCGGCAAGCGGTTCCCTTCGGGAGACAAGTTCCCGCCGGCGCACCCGCGGTGCGTCCTCGGCTCAACTCGCGTTGCGGCACCTGGCCGGATTGTTGTGCCCGCTGATATAGCGGAGCGGGAATCCGGCGACCTGACCCCGCTCTCGCCGTGTCACGGCCGCGACGGAAGTCAGGTGACCGCATCCGCAATGACAGAAGCCGTAGAGGGCTTCGGCCGGCGGAACATCCGGGCGGTCACTGATCGGGAGTATGTCGGGGAGATCATCACCCTGCGCACCGCCCTCGGCTACGAGCTTTCCGTCACCCCGAATCACCCGGTAGCCACGCGCGGCGGATGGGTTCCGGCTGCGGAACTGACAGTAGGTGACTACGTACTCAGCAGCACGCGGGCCGAGTGGAAAGCGGCGTCCGTCGACCCAGATGTAAATGACATCCCACCCTGCATCGAGGATGTAGCGAAGACGTTCCCCGTGCTTTTTGGTGCGGTGCCAACTTCCTCCGAGGACTTCCACGGCGACGGTGCCGGAAGCGATATCTGCGTTATACGGGCCGATGGCCTTCTGGTGGATGACGGTCAGCCCGGCGTTGCTCATCATGCCTGCGAGCATGATCTCGGACGCGGAGACGTTTCCATGCTCAGCACCCTTGCGCTCGATGCCGAGAGCGCGTGCTATGAGGAACTCCGGAGTCTTGGGCTTGCCGCGAACGGACTCGTGGGCGGCGGCTACGAGCTCCGCGCGTCCGTCGGCTCCCGCCTGCTCCATCCTGACGCGCATAGCTGCACTGCGACCGCGCGGCTTGATGCCAGCATTAATGAGGCGGCGGCGGATGACGCCTCGGTCGACTCCGAGGGATTCTGCGAGCGACTTCTCGCTTTCTCCAGCGACGTAGCGCCCGACGAGATCGTCAACGTCAAGCAGGATGTTGTAACGACGCACGTTTACAACCTTGAAGCAGCGAATGGGTGGTACATCGGCAATGGCATTCTAACCCACAACTGCCGATGCGCTCTCCTGCCCGCTCCTGCGCCTGTTGCCAAGTCACCGCAGACGCCGGTCGTTTCCACGGTCCATCACCCGCTCGGCACTGAAGGGCTCTGGCACACTCCCGACCGGCACGTCGGGTACATGCAGCAGCTCCCAGCGTACGCCCAGAACATCGCCCGGGCCCTGATGCGAGACCACTCCATGAACGAAAGCCAGGCTATCGCTACGGCTATCAACGCCATAAAACGCTGGGCCCGTGGAGACCTGCATTGGGGAAACCGTCACATACACCCAGAGGTAGTCGCAGCCGCTCGTCGCGCCCTAGCGGAATGGGAGAGCCTGCGTGCGTCGCATAAATGAGTCGGAGCGATTTTGCAGGCGCCCGGGTTTGCGAGGAGGCGTACTGTGCGAAAGCGTCGTCAACCTCCTGCTGAGCGCCACCATCCTCACGCTGGTGCTACTGCAGGACTTCCGCGAGCATAACCGGAGCCATCGGGAGCGCCCCGACTAGCGAGTGCTGCGTGCCCCCAGGGCAGCAGGCCGCCACTCGGTGCGGATCACCTCGGCAAGATCTTCGAGCTGGTCTTTCGGAAAGCGGATCTGCACCGACGGGTAGACTCCCGCGAACTCCTCCGGTGGCATGTAGGGCAGCACTGGCATGTGCATTTCCCATGCCCCGGAGTCGGCCCAGTGCATGCGCTTGCGGAACTGCAGCGTTCCCTTGACGCCATCGATCAGGACGAGGGCATCGTCAGGCGGCAGTTCGATCAGCGCGTAGCCGGTCCATAGCTGACGACTGCGCCTGCTGATCCTGCCACCGCTCTCGCCTGCATCCTGGCAGCAGCTCACGGTCTTGAATCCGGCAGACCACAGCGCCCGGATCACCGGGACCATCTCGACATCGATGTCGGCCGGGTCCCCGCCTGGTGTGACCAGGGTCTCCACTGGATGGAGGTTCACCAGGGAACAGTAACACTCCGCGAGTCGCGACCAGATGCGGACAAGACCGGATCCTAGAATCTAGTCATGACGCAGTACACGCAGGTGATGCCGACCCACGCATTAGCGTGGATCCCCGAATGGCTCCTCCCGCCAGGGAGTCACGGGTGGTGGGCACTCCAGCCCCTGGATCAGCTCGACCTGCACGAGCCGCAGGAAGACGACCTGTTCACCATCGACCTGCCCCGTGATGTCCCGGCGGGGCAGCTGACCGAGCAGGTCGGTTCTCTTCTGAACCACCCGGTCATGCTGGTACACGGCGGCATGCGCAGAATGCGTGAATGCAGGCTCGTCGCTCTCCCGCACCATGAGCCGATGTACTGGGTCACCCCCGTCGTGGTCACGGGATGGCAGTCATGAGCGCCGGCGGCCTGCCCCGGCTCCCTGACGGCAGCGTCGAGATCACCCCCGAACTGTCCCGGAACGCCTCCCTGGTCCTTATCGTCCAGCCCGACGGCCAGTTTGACCTGGCATACAAGGACGAGGTCAACGACGGCCCCGACGGATTCCGCCAGGCCATCGCAGGCACACTCCGCCGACTTGCCGGTCAGATCAGCACCGGTATGCTACGGTGACCGCCATCCTCCGCTGGTCACGGCTAGAGTCCGCGCGTACTATCGAGGCCATGACGGCGGCACGGCTTGCTCCCCACCTGGCCCGCCCAGGACGGCCGGTCCTGGTCGCCCTCGACCTCGCCGACCTGCAGGGCCCGGTCAGCGGGACCATCGACCTGCCTCCGCAGTTGTTCTGGCACCCCAATCACACCTTCGACCTGGACGTGCCGGGAATCCTGCCGTGGGTGTACCAGATGGTGCTCCGCGAGGCGACCCTCCTCGGGGAGCTGACCCGGTTCATCAACGGGGCCCGGCTCATCGAGATATGGCCGGACCTGGTACTGCCCGACGGCGTCCGCTGCGGGTGGGAGGAAAGCCACCACGTGCTCCAGTGGGTGCGCCTGGGTCGCACGGAGGCAGCCCGTGCCGATTAAGCGCCTGCACCGTAAGATCGCCAGCACCGTCCTGAAGGCGACGCACGGACAGGGCTTCGCCCTCGCCGGCGGCAACGCGCTGATCGCCCACGGCATCGGCAGCCGGCCCACCTCCGACGTCGACCTGTTCACCAGCACGCCCGGGGCAGTCGAGGCTGCAGCTGACGACGTGCAGGACGCCCTGCGCCGCGCAGGGTTCCGGGTCCAGCCGCGCGACAAGACAGGCGGCGGCCTGGCCGACATCTTCCCGGGAATGGGCGAGGGGCTGGCCGAGTACGTCGTCAGCGAGAGCACGCTCGCCGGGCCCGGCAGCGCGGTGATGCTGCAGATGTCTTTTTTCGACCGGGCTCTGCCGGCGGTTGAGATAGCCGGCGTCGGCCCGGTCCTCGACGTCGAGGACGTCCTGGGCGGCAAGGTGGCCGCGCTTGCGGCGCGATCCGAGCCGCGCGACTACATCGACACTGCGGCCGCCCTGGCTCACTACCGTGCCGACATCCTGATCCGCTGGGCCCGGCGGCTCGATCCCGGCCTCGCCGCCCGCGAATTCACCGACGCAGCGGCCCGCCTGGACCGGATGCCGGATGCGCTGTTCGCCCAGTACGACCTCTGCGCACAGGACATCGCAGTCCTGCGCAAGCGGTTCGCAGACTGGCCCCGCTAGAACGCGCGGTGCCTGAGTCCGCGCTCGCCGGCCAGCCGGGCTTCCGGGAAGTCCCTCGCCTGGCCCGCCTGGGCGGGACATCGCGCATGCTGATAATCCCTACGCCCCGCCTGGGGCACCGCGAGAGCAAAGGAGGGCCGGGGAATCTGCCTTACCTGCGGCTGCTTCCTGCCGGCCGAGACTCACGGCGACCCGGCGAATATTACCCTCCCGGTGCTGGCATCAGCCGCCTGGGCTGCGGGGCTGCCGGCACCCGAGGCGGCGTGGAATATCCCCCGCACGATCGCCGCGGCGATGTCGCCTGAATGGCCGCCGGGTATCGCGCAGGCGCGTGATCACCCTGATGTCCTGTTCGACTGCGACGGCATTCTCGCCTTTACCGCCGAGGCGCTGGTCGCCTCGCTTAACGCGGCCTTCGGCACGTCATACGACGCGCTGGCGCAGTCGTTCTTCCCCGGGCGGCTCGACACCGGCGTGCTCGCTCCCGAGCAGGGGGTCTTTGCCTCGGAACTGTTCCGCGACCCGGCGTTCCTGCTGGCCATCGCGCCTGACTTCCGCGCGTTCGACGCATTCTCGGCGGCCCGCGACGCCGGAATCCGGGCCCTTGTCGTCACCGAGCGCGAGCCCGAGGCTGCGGATATTACCATGCGCTGGCTCGGCGAGTGGGGCCTTGCAGGGTGTGACGTGTATGCTGTCGGCAGGGGCCAGAAGCCTGCCTTCATCCGGGCGCATTACGGGCCCGGTTCTCCCTGCGTCCTCATCGACGACAATCCCGCTGCCCGCATGACCGTTGCCGGGCCCGGCACTGAGGTATGGACGCCAGCGCGTCCCTATTCCCCGCCGGGCGACCGGCCGTTCGTGCGCACATTCCCGTCATGGCAGACAGCACGATACTGGCTCGGGCTTACCCCCGCTCCCTGAGCGCCCGCACCGCCATTCCCGCATAGCCGGGCGCCCTGCAGGGGCGCATGCACGCGAAGGCCGCCGGATACCCGGCGGCCTTTTCTCATGCTCGGAGGAACCGTGGCTCACACCACCGCGGACGAGCTCACGTACGTCTCTTTTCCCATCTCGAAGTACGAGGAAGACGCCGACGGCAACCTCGTGGTCGAGGGGATCGTGACTGACGGGAGTGTCGACACTGACCGGCAGATTGTCTCGCCGCAGTGGTCGGCGAAGGCCCTGACGACCTGGATGGACTCCGGCCCGAATCTCCGCGTGATGCACTCCCCGCACCTGTACCCGGCAGGCCGCGGCCTGCAGGTCGACCTCGGCGACTTCGCGCACACCCTCAAGGGCCTGATCGTCGAGGACACCGCCAAGAAGCTGGTCAAGAACAAGGTCCTGCGCGCCTGGTCGGTCGGCATCTCCAACCCGGTGATCCGCCGCGACCCCTCCGGCAAGGCCGCCGGCGGCCTCGTCGAGGGCGGCGAGCTCTGCGAGGTGAGCCTTGTTGACCGGCCGGCGAACCGCAGCTGCCAGCTGACCCTGGCCAAGAGCGAGGACCACGAGGTGCCCTGGACGATCGGCGACCTGGACGACCTGCTGGCCAAGGCCGCCGGCGGTGACGTCGACGACGAGCCCGGCGACCAGGACAGCCAGGGAACTGGCAGCGACGAGGAGGTCGACCAGGCCGACATCGTCAAAGCCGGCGACGGCGGCAGCGAGGACGACTCGGTCGACGACGAGGACGGCGACGCCGGGGATGACGACGGCGGCGAGGCAGTCAAGGCCGCGTTCGACGGCTCGGCGGCGCTGAAGGCCGCCGGGGACGCCTACCGCGCCGAGCGCAAGGCGTGGCTGGACGCCGAGCCCAGCTACAAGGACGTCATCGGCGGCACCGAGTACCTGGCCAAGCGCGCCGAGTGGCAGCGGTGGGACGCCCGCGGCGGCGACGAGGGACTGGACGGCACTCGCGAGGGTGCCGGGCGGTGGCTGGCCGCGCAGGGCGGCACCTACGGCGCGCTGACGCTGGTCAAGGCGGCCAGCGGGGCCGGGCCTGGCGAGGATGCCGGGGAGACTCCGGACTCCGGTGCCGGGAGCGAGCCTGCGGACGCCGCGGACGAGGACGCCGGGGCCGAGGCAGGCAAGGCCGCCGGGCCAGAGGCGGCCAAGCGCGACATCAGTACCGGCGAGCGCAAGCGCCTCGCTTCGCAGGGCCACGCCCTCCCGGACGGCAGCTACCCGATCGCCAGCGCCGGCGACCTGCAGAATGCCGCCGTCCTGGCCCGCTCCGGGCACGGCAACGTCACCGCGGCGAAGAAGCTGATCGCCCGGCGCGCGAGGGAGCTCGGCGTGGCCAACCCGCTCAAGGACGGCAAGAAGGCCCGCAAGGCCGCTGCGCTGTCGCAGCTCGCCGAGACCGTGGGCAAGTCGGTTGCGACCGGCCTGATCACCGCTGACGCCGCTGAGGCCATCTTCGCGGCCGCCGGGCTGGCCGGCTCGGAGAAGGGCACGCGCCCGCTGCCGTCCGACACCCGGTCTGCGGGGATGCACCGCGAGCCGGACGGCACCACAGGCGTCGAGGTCCTCGAGCACCAGGCGGATATGCATACTGACCCAGACCGGCGCCCCGATAACGTCCCTGACGCGGTCTGGACCGGCCCGATGGCCGGCAAGGCGCAGGAAGGCGAGATCCCGCAGAACTGGCCGTACGCGGCCAAGCGGATGCACGACGCCTTCTGCGCCGCCTACGACCCGGCGGAGGTCCTGGCCGAGTACCCGGCGATGAAGTCGGCGGCCGACGCCGCCGACGCGGGCTGGTTCACCGGCGAGGCCGCCCGGGCTGTCCAGGCCGGCGACAGCGCTAAGGCCGCCGAGCTCACCGCGCTGGCCGCCAGCGCGGGCCTGCTCAAGGGCGCCGAGCCGGCCGCGCTGGCCGACGCGGCCGCGTCGCTGCACAAGGCGTTCACCGACATGTACCCGGACGAGCGCTGCTCGCCGTCGCAGCCGCCGAAGCCCGGCTCCTACGAGCGGCCCTACCTCACCTCGGGCCACGCGGCTGAGAATGCGGCGCATAACGGCGGCCCGGACATCCCGTCACCGGCGCACACGCCGGAGCCCGAGCAGTTCGACCGGGGCCTGATCACCGCCGGCCACGAGGCCGACAGCCCGGCCAACCGCGCCCCGAACAACCGCGGGCCCGTCGGCACCGGCGCGTCGAGGACCTACTACACCAACAACGCGCGCGATGCGGCCCGGGCGGCAATGCAGAGCGTGCACGACCACATCTCGGCCCAGTTCCCCGACATGTGCCCGATGGCCTCCAGCCGGAAGGCAGACATGAGCGACGACATGAACGCCAGTGCCTCCCCCCGCCCGGTGAGCGTGTCCGACCAGGGCGGCGTCCCCGGCGTCGGCAAGGGCGAGAGCCTGGCCGGCCCGGCCGATGGTGCTGCGGGCGGGGCCCGCGCTGCGCACCAGGACGCCGGCACCGCGCCAGGTGAGGCCGGGGGGAAGAAGAAGCGCCGCAAGATGTCCAAGTACGAGCTCATGGCCGAGGCCGCCCGGCATGGCCTGGTGCTGACCGAGCCACTGTCGGTCGAGAAGGCCGCCGAGCTGACCGGCCAGCTGGGCGTCGTCACGGACGCTGAGGCCGTGAAGGCGCTGGTCGCCGAGCAGATCGCCCCCCTCGCTGAAGCCTACGAGCGCCAGATCGCCGGCCTGCGCAAGCAGGTCGAGGACCTGGGCTCGCAGCCGGACCCGGCCCTGTCCCCCGTGCGCGGGCAGATGGCCCGGGGAGGTGCCGCCGCTCCCGTGGAGAAGCGGAGCCTCGTTGACGAGCACGCCACGCGCGTGCGCGTCCGCGACATGGCAGATCGCGAAGAATTCGAGTCCTACGTCGAGATGCAGTCCCGCAGCGGCGATCCCAAGGTGCGCGAGCGCGCCCTGGCGGTCCTCGACAAGATGGCCGCCGTCCGGCCCGCTGCCTGACCCGCCAGCACGCTCTGGCCCCCGCCCTGCGGGGGCTTTTTTCATGCCCCGGAGGCATGCATGACTGACACCGCCTTGGCCACGGCCGAGGTCCCGTACGGGACGGCCGCAGCGCCGGCCCTGAAGGCTGCCCGCGAGGCCGGCGACAACGTCGACTCGTGGTACGCCGACGCGGACGCGCACAACTACCGCACCCCCGACCTCATGCTCAGCGACAAGATGCCCGCCCTGGTCAAGGGCGCGGGCTTCGCGAAGGTCGGCGGCAACATGCCGCTGTCGGACGACGAGCAGATCTTCCGGCGGTCCATGAAGGCCGAGACGGCCTTCCGCCGGGCGATCAAGTCCGGGATTGACAGCCCGGGCGAGGTCATCAAGGGCATGGCACCCGAGTTCGCCGGCCAGTTCGGCGCGTTCATGTCCGCCAGCCCGCAGAACCAGGCGCTCCAGCAGCTCGTCGGCCAGCTGAACAACCAGCTGAGCGAGGCGCTGGGCAAGTCGATCACCCTGACGTCGCCCCTGTCGACAGGCTTCGTCCCGTTCGACCTGGTTGCCCCTTCGAGCCTGATCTACCCGGTTTACTCCCCGCTGCGCAACAAGCTGCCGCGGGTGCCGGGCCAGGGCACGATCCGGCAGCGCAAGGTCATCACCGGCATCTCCGGCTCGCAGACCGGCCCGAGCGGCGGCAAGTTCGTCCGCCTGGCCATCCCCGAGCTGGTGCAGACCGCGAACACCCCGGCGATCAGCGGCACCGCCAGCCAGGTCACCTGGCCGCTGAACCTGCCCGGTACGGGCTCCCAGGACGCCGTCGATCTGAAGGTTCCTTACAGGTTCTGGGGACTTTCCGAAAACCTGAGCTGGCTTGCGCAGTTCTCTGGTCAGGGCTTCGAAGACATCAGCGCACTGGCCAACCTCCTGCTCCTGCAGGAGTTCATGCTGAACGAGGAGGCCAGCCACCTCGGCGCCACCTCGATCGCGCTGAGCGCCCCGGCGGCGCCGGTGCTGACCGCCCGCGCGGCCAACTCCGGCGAGACCGCCCTGTCCGGCATCACCACGAACGTCTTCGTTGAGGTGACTGCGGCCACCTTCTTCGGCGAGACGGCTGCAGGCTCCTCGCAGTCTGTGGCCTGGTCGTCCGGCCAGGTCGTCGACGTCCAGATCAGCCCTGTCGCCGGGGCGATGTGGTACAACATCTACGCCACCACGGGTGCCTCGGCCGGGACCTATCACCTGTTCCAGGCCCAGGTCGGCGGCCAGTACTTCACGCTGCAGGGTGCCCTGCCGACCACCACGGCGCAGCCGCCGGGCTCTGATTCGGGCACTTCCTCGGCGAACGACGAGGAAGGCCTGTTCGCGGTCCTGTCCGGCCACAGCGCCACGGGCGGCGGCTCGGCCGTGTACCCGGCCAACTGGCAGGCGGGGTACTTCAGCCAGACCGTCGGCGACACGCTCCGCACGTCCAACCTGAACACCGCCTTCCAGCAGCTCTGGGACGGCACCGGCAACACGACCTACGGGTCGTACCGCGCCGACCCGGCGGAGATCATCGCCGAGGGCGGCGACGTGATGCGCCTGAGCAACGACATCGTCCAGTCCGGCACGGCCACCAACTACCGCCTGTTCATCGAGCAGAGCGAGGTCCCGGGCGTGCGCCTGGGCGCGGCCGTGTCCGAGTTCCAGAACCCGATCACCCGGTCCGTCGTCCGGGTCGTCGTCCACCCCTGGCTGCCGCAGGGCAACGTCCTGCTCCTGAGCTACACGATGCCGTTCGCGTGGTCGAACGTGTCCAATGTGATGGAGTTTGTGGCGGTTCAGGACTATTTGTCCATTTCGTGGCCTGTGATCGATGCGTCCTTTAGGTACTCGATGTTCCTTTTCGGAGCTCTTGTCCTAAATGCGCCCTTTTACTGTGGCCTTATGCAGGGCATCCAGAAGTCGGACCGCTCCGGCTCCGTGGGCACCTGGTCGTAACCCGCACCCCTGGAGCAGGCCGGGCCGGACCCTCTCC